CTACTCCTCCGTCCTTTTTACATAATTCAGCTCGATATCATATCCCAATTCTTCCATCATCTTAATGAAAGTGTTGTTAATGACACCATCTTTTTTCTTGATGACACGATTTACATATGAACTTGTTGTTTTGATGTTTTCTGCAAGCTGAGCTTGCGTAATTCCTAGTTCTATACATTTTACCTTTACATCTACTTCAATGTTGTTCTTAAGCATGAGTTCTCCTTTACTAACAACAGTTATTTCACTATTAAGATAATTTATTATACCACTAAAATCAGCAAATAACAATTAGGCAACTTCCACATAAAGCAAAAAAACACCCAGGACTTAGCCTGAGTGCGTCATGTAAATATTAAACTGTTACTTCTGTTCCATCCTTAAAGACTACCGTAATATCTTCCTTACTTCTAACTACAATCTTTTCTGCAAGGCTGCTCCATAACCCTTCATCAAATTCTGTAATAATATCCGCTTGTTCTTTTAGAACTGTAATTAATCTTCCCATCTGTTCATACTTGGCTTCTTTATTAGAAATGGTGCTGCAAATCTCATCATACTCGCTTTTTAATTTATCGTATCGTTCCACCAAAGCATTATATCTTTTATTGTAATCATCTTGATTCTGTGCTTTCCTTGCATTTTCTTCAACGATTGCTTGTGTCATGTCAACTGTAACTGCTATTTCTTGTTCTAAGTTATCCCTTTTCTTCAGCAATTCCTCTTTGTCGCATAAGGCTTGCCTTACCAATTCAAGGTTAGCAATAATCTCATCTTTTTCTGTTATTAGCTCATTAACTGCTTTGATGAAGATTTCCTTTAATTCATACTCAATGAAATGAGGAGTAGAACAACCTGTATTATTTCTAAACTTATTATTACATTGATAGATAACTCTTCGGTATTTGTCATTGGAGTGCCACACCTTTGAGCCATACCAACCACCGCACTCAGCACATTGTACTTTTGATGAGAACATTGTTATTCCACTATATCGTGATTTTCCTTTTCCTCTTCGTTCAATTTCCACTTGTACCAAGTCAAAAAGTTGTGGATCAATAATTGCCTCGTGGTTATTCTCAACATAATACTGTGGTACTTCACCCTCGTTTTTCTTCATCTTCTTATTTAAGAAATCAACAGTGAACTCCTTTTGAAGAAGTGCATCACCTTTATATTTTTCATTTGTAAGAATACTTTTCACCGATGATTGACTCCATACATCTTTACCTCCGGGAGTCTTAATTCCACGGTTTGTAAGTTCTTTAGCTATTGTATGAAAGGTAAGTCCATCTAAGAAAAGTTTATAAATGAGTTTTACTGTCTTTGCTTGTTCCGGCACCACCACTATCGTACCATCTGCAGCCTTTTCATATCCTAAAAATCTACTGTAAGCAAAGCTGACTTTACCATCAGCAAATCGTTTTCTATGACCCCAAGTAACATTCTCTGAAATACTACGACTTTCTTCTTGAGCTAATGAACTCATAATAGTAAGAAGAAGTTCTCCCTTACTATCAAAAGTCCATATATTCTCTTTTTCAAAGTAGCACTCTATGTTGTTTTCCTTTAACTTTCTGATGGTAGAAAGCGAATCAACCGTATTTCTTGCAAACCTTGAAACTGACTTTGTAATTATTAAATCTATCTTTCCATCAAGTGCATCAGCCACCATTCGATTGAATCCATCTCTTCTTCTTGTATTTGTAGCACTGATTCCTTCATCTGAATAAAGTCCTGCAAACTCCCAATCATCTCGGCTTTTGATGTAGTTTGTATAATAATCAACCTGTGCCTCATAACTGGTAGTTTGATCTTCGTGGTCAGTACTAACACGAGCATATCCTGCAACTTTTCGCTTTTTCTTACTGTCCATCGGTTTTGCAGTATATTTATTTATAGTAGCAGGTATCTGAGTTACTTTTCTTTTTGCCATTTATCACCACGATCCTCTCTTAGTTTTTTCATTCTTTGACTCATTTTTTCTCTTCGCTCATCATCCCATATCTGTTTCATGCATTTGCTCATATATTCCTTGTATTCCTCAGTGTGAGGAGTACCTTTTTTCTTTTCCTTATAATCTAATGTTTTAGTAGAACCATCTTTGAAATGAAAGGTAACAGTTTTATTCAAAACTACTGCTTTATCTAATTTTTCATCCATTATCTTTTCTGAAAATTCATCAAGCTCTAACACTTCACAAACAAGCCTTTTCAAAGTTGATTCTTTAATTGCAGTGTTTCCGCAACTTTCTGAACATCGCCTGGTTCTTTCTTTCGTTCCATCAGAATAAGTGTTTGACTGCCCTCGATAATTATTACTACAATTCCCACATACCACAAAACCCGTGAATTCAGTATGTCTTGTTGGGTTTGTGGATTTTTTCTTATGAAGTTCTCCCCAGGCTTTTCTTCTTTCAGATGTCCAACAATCCGTTCTTGCTGATGATTTCCATTTTTGAAGATATGTACTTCCATCTTTAAAATGAAATTCAAGCGTATCATCACCAATAACTACAATCTTATCCACTCTTTCTTCAAAGACAGTTTCATCAAATTCCTCAGTGCCAAGAACCTCAGCACAAACCCTCTTCAATGTATTTTCCGGTATGCTCTTAGCATCGCAGTACCTTTTTCCCTTTTCTGATTTAGTTAAACAAATCCAAATGTAATAGACCTTATCTGGGTCTTTTCTTTGACGCTTGCCACTCCTTCGATAGCTTTTACCACAGTTGGAGCATTTAATCTTACTAGTAAAGCAAGTAGTAGGAATACTCCAATTTGCTCTAACACCAAGTTCTCTTCGTCTTTTTATCTCATCTTGAACTTGCTTATATACATCCATTGGGATAATTGGCTCATGTGTGTTCTCAACAAAGTATTGTGGAAGTTCTCCTTTGTTTTTCTTTGATTTTCCAGTGATGGGGTCAACAACATACTCTTTTTGAAAAAGCAAATTTCCTGTATAAGTGAGGTTACTTAAGATTTGACGAATTGAAGTATTTCCAAAATGACCGCCCTTATACGATTTCACACCCATCTCTTCAAGTTGCTTTTCTGTGCTTTCTGCAGATAAACCTTTTAGAAAATTATCGTAAATGAGTTTTACAATCTTTGCCTCATCCGGTTCTATCACCAATTTATCATCTTTCCATCGGTATCCATAGATTTGAAACTGTCCATTAGGTATGCCTTGTTCAAACCTTTTTCTTGTAGCCCATTTGACATTTTCAGAAATGGATCTACTTTCTTCTTGAGCAAATGAGGCAAGTATTGAAAGCATCAACTCACCATCTCCACTTAGGGAGTTTATATTTTCTTTTTCAAATCTAACTTCTACACCTATATCTTTAAGTGCTCTTACTGTTTCAAGTAAATCGACTGTATTTCTTGCAAAACGCTGAATGGATTTTGTAAGTATAATATCAATCTTTCCATTTTTAGCATCTTCAATCATTCGTTTAAATTCTTCACGCTTAGCAGTGCTTGTTCCGCTAATACCATTATCTGCATATACTCCGGCAAACTCCCAATCAGGATTCTTTTGAATGAAGTTATTGTAATAGCTTATTTGTGCAGAAAGTGAATGGTTCATTCTTTCGGATTCCATTGAAATTCTGGCATAAGCAGCAACTCTTTTTCTATGCTGAATAACTGGCATTGTATGTTCAATTTTCGTTATTTTTCGCACTTTACAGACCTCCTTTCTTCAGTACATATATCACTCTAAAGCCTTAATTTATCAAGTCTATATCGGCAAATAATGTAGCAAAAGTTGGTCCGTATTTTTCTTTCATTTTTGTATCAATTATGATGTATTCCTCTTTTGATACAATCCCATCATCAAGCATTTTCTTTACCATACTCATAGTGGCAAGATAGAGTTTTTCACTGTTAAGTTCTTCTTTACTCATCGCCTGCCACCTCCAAATCTGTCGGCAACATAGCAATCATGAGAACAATATTTCTTATCTGAATTTCCATAAACCTCGAACTCTTTATGGCAATATGGACATGCTTTAACTGTTACTTTTTTATGTTTAACCCTATCTCTATGAGAATTCCACCATGCCATTCTACATTTATCTGAACAAAACTGTTTCATTTTTCTTTTGTCATTTTGACTAACTACTACACCGCAATTTTTACAAAATACCTTGTTATCCTTAATCACCTTTATTTCATCAGTACTAGTTAGATTATTTCTTCTGCAATACGATTTGATGGTATTTTCAGAAATACCTAATTCTTTTGCTATGGACTTATATCCTGCTCCCTTTGCCCTCATAGAAGTAATTTGTGTTTTTTGAATATCGTTCATAAGTAAAAACACCTCCTAAGTAACAGGCAAAGAAAACATCTCGATTTTTACCCCTAAAACAAAAAAAGACCCGTAAGAGAACAAAATCTCCTACGGGCATACACACTAACTCAATATTTCATTTACTCGTCTTTGGACTGCATTATAGTCATATCCAGCTGCGATTAATCGTTTCTTCCTATCCGTTCCATTTCCCCAATCACCACGAATTACTTCTCTGGCAATTGTATCAATAGATTTCTTTGTTGAACCATATAACAATTCATTAACTCTGTTTTGAACAGCATCATAATTATAACCTGCAGAAGTCAATCTGTTTTTTCTGTCAAATCCATTACCCCATAAACCTTTGATAACTTCTCTTGCAAGTTCATCAATAGATTTTTTATTTGTTCTAGGGTAGACCAAAATACCTCGTTCATCAAATACACTGTATCCTTTGTGGGAATCAGCACATCTTTTCGCATTTTCTAAAACACTAAAAGCACCTACTTGCGATTTAGAATCGGACCAAGATTTTCTGACTCTGTATAAACCTTTACTTGGTGCAACAGAAGAACCACCTAGCTCTGCTGTTACTTGTTTGGCAAGGTCACCAAGTCTGGAATAAAGCCAATCACCAGGACAGGATTTGCTGGCAAACCATTTGTGTACAGTAAGTACCATTTCATCTGACTTTGGTGAATAATTCAGCGACTTATTCTTATCACCAAACCAAAGAAGCTTCTTCTTTCCATTTCTCCTACAGATATCGACACAAAGTTTAATAAGGGTAGAATAGACTTTATCATTCATCCAATAAGGATGTTTTGTATCTGATGCACATTCGATTGTTACTGCTCTTTGGTCATTTGAATTTGAAGAAGAACACCAGGAACGATTCTTTTCTTCTACATACATTCCAATTCTTCCGTCAACACCAATTCCATAGTTACAGCTTGCTTCTCTTGATGTAGGAGCAAAGATATTACCTAAAGTTTCAACGCTGCATTGACCTACCACACAGTGCGGTGTAATACGATCAATGGCGTGAGTTCTTCTTCCTGAATGATTAGGACTAAGTCTTGTAAAAGATACTAAATTGCTATTTGACATAAATTATTCCTCACTTTCTGCTCTATCATGGAGCTGTTCTAAAACTGCTTTGATTTTTACTGGAATTGGAAGTCCCAAGTGACCTGCATTTTCAAGAAGGCTCACACCTTCATTTGAAATGTAGAAGAAGATAACAGCTGTCCTAAGAACACTGCCCGTACCGATAACCTCTACATCAAGAATGTTTGCAATTCCGACAAGTAAGAAAATAAGCACCTTTCTGCAGATGCCCTTAAATCCGACAGCACTAGATAATTTCTTATCGGCTACTGCACACATCACTCCAGTGATGTAATCGATGACTACAAATAATAAAAGTGCGAAAACCAAACCATCGCACCCACCTAGAAAATACCCAAGCCATCCTCCAATTCCTGTAAATACAAGTTGAATTACATTCCAAAATTCCTTCATAAATTTGTTCCTCCTTTTCAAGAATTTTTGATATAGAAAAAGCGACCATCCTTATTGGACAATCGCCTTATATAACTTTATTAATTTGTTCTTTTCCACATATAAACTACTAAATATGGTGGCATATTGTTATGCGCTGAACCTGAGCCAGTAGCTTGAGCAGTCCCGTTTATTGAATGGGTATGTGTTCCTGCATAACTTGTATAACGAGTTGTAGTTGCTGATCTATTCTCATGATATGTATATGCACTATCTGAACCTGATCCATTAGAAAAATTAGCAACAACATTGTGTCTATGATTTCCTTCACTTGATGTTGTTCCTGATATTGAATGAGTATGCGAAGGTAACTGAGCAGTTGAAAGTGTAACTGTCGTTTCTCCACCAATAGCACCATTTCCATAAGTGTTTCCAGCACCAAGTAAAAATCTATCCTTTAACTGTACCCAAGTACCACCAAACAAAGTAGTAGGATTTGTTGAATTAACTGATAGATAAATACTCCCTATCGGATAAATATAATCAATTATTTTTTTGCCACGAACTCTAAAATCCCATTTTTCAGAAATTTCAAAAGTATTATCATACTCGGCAACCTTTCCAATGGCGATTCCTTTACCACCCGCTTTATAATCCATAAGTACAGATGCAGTTGAAATAGTATCTGTTATTGATACTGAAATAAAAGCATCCGATATTGTGTACTTAATATCGTAAGAATACTCAGATGAAATACTTCCGCCAAATACAAATGATGATCCACTCGAAAAAACCTTATTTGCATTAATCCAAGAACTCTCTGTTGATTTTTTGTAATACACTGAAGTAGTTATTGTATTCTTGCTACTACAAGAAGAATAACTAAATGATACTAATCCTTTTACATAAGTTCCATCATCCAAAAGTACACCTGCACTATTACACCTTTGCGATGAATAAGAAGATATAACAGGTGGACTATAAGCAATTACTGTTATTGAAATCGTCTTTGCATCCGATACTCTACCTCTTGAGTCAGTAACTTTAGCGGTAAAGGTTATTGTTCCAGTAGTATTTAAAAAACCTGTGGTAAAAGAAGAAGAGGTAGAACTAAATCCACCTCCACTAATACTATATGAACTAATTGTTGAACCTTGAATGCCCGTTGCACCATTAATTGTAAGTGTTACTTTTGATTTTCCTTGCACATAGATGCCCCAGCTAGATGGAACATCTCCATCAACTCGAGTAGCTGTAACACTGGATAGACTAGGTTTCATTGAATCCGGTATTTTAAGTGATACTGTAATGCTTTTTGAACCAACGCTTGTACTTCCACTATAAGTTGTACAAGTAATTGTCACTTTGCCAGAAATAGAACTTGGTATTTGCTGAGCAAGTGTAAGCGGCGGCGTCCAAGATACAGAAGTAGCAGTTGTCTTTGAAACAATCGTACCTTTAGCATTTCCAAAAGCATAAGTCAAAGTGTGAGTAAAAGAACTTGATGCACGAGAAATACTAATAGTAGATGCACTTCCCATCGTGCTGCTTGCCATTGATATTGACGAGGCTCTTGGTATTGTATTTAAAGTATGTGTTCCACTAGCTCTTACACTTACCGCATATGTATAAACACCGGCTTCACAACTCAAACTGAATGATTTAGTTCCGTCAGCGTTGTGCGTGATTGTTGTACTTCCAGATGCAATAACTTGGTCCTTTTTAAGTTGAATTCGTGTGTCGCTTGAGTATACTGTTTTACCATTAATAACCGCTTTAAAAGCACCCGACATTACCCAACTTCCACCACCGGCAGAACCAGATCCTTTTAAAGTCCAAGCAATCGTAGTGGTGTTATTTGCAACGCTTTGACTAGTTTGCGACCATGAAAGAGTAATGGATCTGCCTTCTTTTTCATTTGTTGTTATACTTCCTGATGATGCCATACATTACCTCCTATCTTGTTTCCGAATTTCTCCACACTACAGAAAGATTTCCTGATGTTCTTGGAATAAAATCAAACCATCCCCTTGATTCATTTCCTAAAGATAATTTGTTTCTTATTTCTGCATTGGTGATAACTAAGCTGTTATTTGAGATATAGGCTATTTTTTGCCCATTTTCCTTAAAGGCAAGTTCCTCATTAGATAGTTCAGCAGTGAACGCATTACCAATTCTTCCAAGCTCAATCAGTGCTCCTTTGAAACGAATATACTCTTCCAATAACTGTTGGTTCATTGCCACATTGTTTTTAATCTCATCAGTAACAGCAGTAAAATCCATTCTGATTTCCGTACTGTTTTGAGTGATACTTGTTTGGAAATCTTTTTGAATACTTTCAAGCTCTGTCTTATCAATATAGGTATCATGAACGATACTTAATATCTGATTAGAAGTCTTGGTTATCTCAGAAAAACAGCTATGAATTTGTTCTTTCAAAGCACCTACATCTTGAACTGTTCCATCAAACTCAGTCAGCTTATCGTTAATTGAATCCAATTTTTCAGTTTTAGAGAAAAATTCATCTTCAAGAGCAGATAGGTTTTTATCATTTTTTACAGCAATGTCAGAAAGCGTTACTCCACTAGCACCAATGGTGATTGTATTACCGGATGGCTTTAAATAATCCCTTGTTCTTGATAAACAAAGGTATGTTCCATTAATTCCATGTGGATTTGAAACACACTCGACATACATCCCAGCATGGATACTTCCAATATTGGCTCCCGTTTCTGATTCGTCCACAATAGTTAGCTTAATGCTAGTAATTCCTTGAATTAAATTAGAAAGTCTAGTCCTAGCTTTACTTAAAAGATTACCTGGAACTGTTACATTCTCCCAAACTTCCGATGCCCAAATCCATCCGATTTCATTTACTGTATCTTCGTCATAGATATAGTTCTTACCTTCGTTGACTCCTGTAATATCAACTCTCTCATTCGATTCAGTTTCTACTCCTTCTTCATCAATGATTTTCTTTCTTGCACCAAGTGGAATCAAAGCACTGACTCGTTGCATATGATCTCTTGTTATTTCCACATCAAGCAGATTTTTTCCATATTCTACTTTTTGTAATGACTTTGTTTTAAAATCATCAAGGTAATCTAAAAATTTACCATTTTCGGTATAACGAACTTTTAGATATCCACCATGAGTATCAATCAGTTTCTTTTTAATGGCATCTAGAGTTACTGAGAACTCAGAATTTGAATAAGAAATATAATCGTTATTATCTTCTACAGTTACTGTTCCAACAGTAAATTTCTTTTTATCTTCTACATTTTTGTTATGAGCAGAAATAAAATATTCTAGTAATCCTTTGAGTGTTCCCTTGTATTCAAAAGGTGGTTGAACAGTGTCATTCAAATAAGAAAGAGTACCCTCACATACCCAAGTATGTGAATTATGAAAATCACTGCCATCATCAAGTGCTCGCCCTTCAAAAATAGTTTCACTTCCGTATTTACAAGTAATAACCGATGACATAGGTTTTACCAAATTTAAATAAGGATGATTAAATGGTGCTGATAATGTGAATGAGTCGATATTTTCTGCATCTTCTTTTATCTGTGCCTCCAAAATAGCAAGTTTGGATAAATTAGGATGATAAAAGATATTTCCATCGACATATACTTTAAAATCACTCATAGACAGCCCTCCCTGTATGAGAAACTAACTGTTCCTGTGGTTTCAATAGAAATGGAGTTGCTTCCATAATGTAGTTCAAATTCCGGAATCACCCAAGTGCCAGAACTTAATGTTTTATGAAAGCTATCTTCTCCAACCTTCCATTTCAATACTGTTTCTGATGTAGTGATGATAGTTGGAACTACCGGCATAAAATCATTTTTAAGATTTATCGTTCCATTCCCTGTTTGTATTACTTCAGTAGGTTCTGCATGATATCGGTAGCTATCACCATCCATACATTCAATTACAAGCTGTCCTTTAGAAATTAATGGTTCATACGATGAATTAAGGTTCAACGTCCCAATGCAGTAAAGATTCGGCTCTTCACTGGTTTTAATGCGACAGAGTTTACCATTATATTTATTAGCCATTAATAACACTTCGCTATCAAAGTTTTTTCTAGTTCCTAGCATAGATAAAATAATAGTAAAAGCTCTCGGTTCAAACGATACAGAACCAAGAGCTTCATTAAATCTAATTGGAGAATTTCTACCAGGTACGATGACAGTTTCTGTTTGTGCTTTTGGAATGGGAAATTCTATTTTTTCTCTTATCCAACCCATACTAATTACAGATATATCATTAATATAAATATCCGGTATCATAATGAAAGCCTCCTTGTGAGTTTTTGTTTATTACCAAGTCCCTCATCAAGAGCAGGAAGTAAATGACCAACCAAAGTTCCATCTTCAAGATAGATTCCTTTACTACTGTTATCTGCAATAATTGATAGATACTTTTCCATCACGCCTGTATTAAGGTGACTTGAAATCATAGACTCTAACTGTTTATAGAAACCAGAAAGAGGAAGAATTGCCTCTGCACCGGCTTCTCCTCCTGCCATAAGGGAAGAACCGTTCATTCCAAAGATTGTAGGACGAGTCATAATACCACCTTCCTTGTACCAATCAATCGATAGCTTTGGAACTGATGGTGGCATAATAGATAGCTTTCCTGAAACTTTGAAATGTGGCAATTTAATATGCGGAAGAGATATTTTCATACTGCTGAAGAACCCTTTGATTTTATCTACGATTCCTTTAATCGTATCTCTTGCTTTTTCAATTGGAGTAACTATTGCCGTTTTTATCCCATTCCATACTGATGTTGCAGTACTTTTAATGCTATTAAATACTCTCGACATCATTGACTTCACAGAATTAAATACAGTTGTTACTGTTGTTTTTACAGCATTAATCGGTGTAATGATAGCTGTCTTGATTCCATTCCAAACGGTAGTAGCAAAAGTCTGTATTGCAGTAAAAGCGGTAGTAATTACGGATTTAATCGAATCAAGAACGGTAGTAACAACAATTTTTATCGATTCCCAAATAGTAGTGAATACCATTTTTATGCTATTTAAAACTGTAGTTATCGTGTTAGATACTGCATCAATAGCTGTGGTTACTTTGGATTTGATTGTATCCCACACAGAGATGACGATTTCTTTACAATTCTCCCAAATGAACCGAAATGGCAATGTGATGATATCAAATGCTCCTTGAAGGATTGAACCAATAAACATAATGGCAGTTTGTACAGTATTTTTTATTCCTTCCCAAAGATTTACAAAAAAAGTAGAGATGCCTGTCCAAATGCCAACAAAGAAATCCTTAATCCCAATCCATATTTCATTCCAAGACGTACCGAACCAACCTAGAACGACATCAGCAATACCTCGAATTGTATTCATACAAATTGTAAAAGTATTCTTGATAAATTCCCAAACGGAACTAAATATTCCTTTTACTCCTTCCCAAAGCTGTGACCAATTGCCTGTGAAAATACCAATAAATACATCTAAGATGCTTGTAATAATTCCAAGAGTTTCTTCTAGCGCATTGGCAATCTGAGAGAAAACACCCTCAAACACAGGCGCAAGAAACTCACATAAACCATTCCAAATTGCAGATACAACTTCTTTGAAGTTTTCAAAATCAAACCCTAAAGCATTTAATCTATCAGTAATACCTTGAGCAAAACCAGTAAAGATTTCTTTTATTCGATTCCAGATAGCGATAATGTTATCTCTAAATTCTTCATTCGTTTTCCAAAGATGAATAAATGCAGCGATCAATGTTCCTATCACCGCCACCACAGCAATCATAGGAGCAGATATTCCACCAATAGCTGTTCCTACTTTTGCCATTACACCAGATACACCTCCGGCATTTGCTACAAGTTCACTGATTTTAAGTCCAAGCTTACTAAACGTCTGTATACTTACGCCGATTTTTGAAATCACACTTCCAAGTATCAAAAGAAGTGGACCAAGAGCAGCAACGAATAGTCCTATCTTTACTATCACTTGTCTTGTTCCATCATCAAGGTTATTTAGCCAATCTACAAAGCCTTGAATTTTAGAAACGATGCTTTTTATCATTGGCATAAGTGCTTCACCGATTGAGATTGCAAATCCCTCAACTGCCGACTTTAAAATAGTAAGTTGACCATGAAGGTTATCAAGCTGGGTGTCTGCCATCTTCTGTGCAACACCACCACTTTCTTCTATCTTCTTTTGAAGGCTGCTCCAAGTATCTCCGGTATTTCCAAGCAGTGCATTTACAGATGCAAGGTCTGTTTTATTGAAAATCTGACTGATGATATTTGATTTTTCAGCAGCCGTCATTCCATCCATACTCTTATTTAAATCACCTAAAATATCATTTAGGCTACGCATATTACCTTGACTATCATAAACCTCCACACCAAGAGATTTCATTAGGGAAGTTGCTTTATCCGTTGGATTTTGAAGCGATAAGATAACGTTACGAAGATGAGTACCACCCTCAGCACCTTTAATACCATTGTTAGCTAAAATTCCAAGTGCAGTATTTAATTCTGCAGTGCCGCCTTTTACTGTTTTAGCAGTTGCACCAATAGTAAGGATCCCTTCTCCTAACTGTCCGACAGATGTATTAGTAGTAGATGCAGTTTTAGCCATCTGGTCTACCATCTTATCTGCATCAGATACTTCCATTCCAAGAGCTGACATTGCGTCAGTGACCATATCAGATGCACTAGCTAAATCAATATTACCGGCTGCTGCCAAATTTAAAACAGTAGGAAGCGTATCAACCATCTGTTGAGTGTCATATCCGGCAAGTGCTAAGTAGTTTAAAGCCTCTGCGCATTCGCTTGCAGAATAAGCTGTTTTAGCACCCATTGTTTTAGCAAGATCATTTAATGTGTCCATCGTATTGACAGATTGCCCATTAACTTCAGACATGGAATCTTTGGTAATACCCATTGTTGCTTGAACTTGGCTCATTGAAGATTCAAAGTCAGCAGCTGTTTTTACAGATGCCACACCCATAGTGGTTACTGCAGCAGAAGCAACAGATGCTTTTTTACCAACATTGGTTATGCTGTTTCCTGCATTTTCAAACTTAGTACCCACATCACCGATTTTAGTCAGTGTTTGATTTGTCTTTGAAGCTTGTGATTCTAGCTTTTTAAGTTCTGCCTCAGTTTCAATGATTTCTCTTTGCAGTGCATCGTATTGCGACTGACTGATTTCTCCTTTTTGAAGTTGCTCATTTGCTTGTTGGGCTGCAACTTTCAAAGTAGCTAGTTTTTCTTTTGTATCACCAATTGCCTGAGTTAATAACTTTTGTTTTTGAGTAAGTAAGTTTGTGTTTGTAGGGTCTAGCTTTAAAAGTTTTTCTACATCCCTAAGGGCAGACTGTGTGTTTTTAATCTGACCATTTACACCCTTTAAAGCTGTTTGAAGTTTAGTGGTATCGCCACCGATTTCAACAGTGATACCTTTGATTCTGTTTGCCATTGGCTGATACCTCCTTAAAAAATTGCATAAAAAAAGCCCGGTATAACCGAGCATAGAAAAAGCCCCAACCTTTTCAAATTGATGCTAAAAAATATATCTAATTTTTATTTGTTTTTGTTGAAATCTTCTATTTTCTTTTTAACTGTTTGATAGTAAGAATCTGTCCATTTTTTAGAATAGTTATCCTTATGTTCCTCAATTATAGAACCATCATTCTTTTCTAAATCGAGCACATCATAATTATCAGTGACAAATATCCCTTTAATATCAAGCCAATCTATAATTTTACTGAAATCCTTATTAAATGAATTAATCCATAAATTTGTATTTGGTAATTCATAGGTTGACTCCATTTTACATTTTTCATCATTGCAATACAGTTTTAAATCGAAAAGAAAATAGTCTATTCTGTCTCCAAAAGTTGAATACCTAGATGTATTGATTCCACCTTTTTCTTTTGGAAAAAACATAATTGGCGTTTGTCTGCTAATAATATATTCATCAATGAAATTATCATTAAAACCTACGTGTTCATAAATTCTGTTTTTTGATATTAATGCATCCACAGTACAAATTATATGATCAACTTCTTTAAATCCACTAGAATCTAGCGCATACCCATCAGGATCCTTATAATACTCTTTAAATATTTTCCAACCTTTATCAGTGTACCCATATTTGGTGGTTACTGTATCAAATAAATCTAAATTAAATTGATATATATCATGGTAAGTTAACAACATTAATGAACCTCCTAAATTTTGTTTGTCTTTATTTCTTATAACAACAATTGTAATTAAAATTTTCAGAAAAGTCATTAGTAATTAAAACTTATCAAAATCCTCTTGCGTAGCTAAATTTTCATACTTAACAGAGTCATTAGCTTTCTCTGTCCAAATATCCATAACCATGCCAATGGTTAAATAATCTAAATCATGAATAGATAAGCCTATCTCTAAACTTCGCAAGAGGAATAGTGGGGTTGTCATTTCCCTGCTACTTTTTTTAAGTTTTTTTTAGAGTCAATATCTGTTATAAGATTTGTACCCCAAAGAGCAAGAATCTCCGGTAATACCTCATAAATTGAGAACATATCAAACTGGTCTAACCATTCATCAATATCTGCAGGAATTGTATGGTCAGCATGATATGCCATGATGTAAGCCACATTTTCAAAAATCTCTAAATCATCAATCGCAAATTCTTCGCCCTCTGCCTGTGCTCCCTCATATGACTTTTCAAGTTTTGCCAAATCCTTAAAAATATCACGTTTGAACTTAGCACGATAAAGACGAGGAATTGTAGCAGATGAGCGAAATACTACTTCCTTACCACCAACATTAATTGTTTTCTTAAGCACCCTTAACACCTCCTGCTACTTTCCTACTTAACGCTTGAACGACTTCTTGAGCTTGAGGAATATATACTGATTTATACCACTCAGCGTAAGTAGATTCGCTTGTAGAATCACCTGTTCTACTCTTAACAAGGCCATCTTCTCTTGGATCTGCCGTAAGTGATAGTGTTTCCGTTCCCGGCTCAATCGTATCTTCCTTTGTTTCAGATTCAATAGATGGACGAGATGCAGTGCAGTTATATAAGACATGACGAATACATCTAACATCTCCATCAAACTCAAATAGCAGTGCGAATTTTTCCATTTCCGCTACTGTAGCATTTTCAACTAGTACACCATTCTTATCAAGTTCCTCTTTTAAAATCTCAGTTCTAAACCATTCAGGAATAAGTGCCATTTCAAGATCACCACTGTATCCATTGTTTGATACACTTCTAAAATAAACAATTCCATCTGCATAAAACGGAGAAGTATCCCCTTCAGCATCTAAACTGATACTAACAGCACCCGGAATTGCTTTTGGTGTTTCATAAGTATATGTTCCATCCTCTGCTTTTGTAAGTTTTGCAGCGTGGACATTTTTAAGGTTATATTTAATTTTATTACCCATAAATTTTAAGCCTCCATTTCAAATGAATATAGGACTTCAAATAACTTTTCACTATCAATCCATGTTTCAAGTTTCTCGTAGTAAATACCAAACCTATCAAGCACAGATTCCACTTTCCTTTCTACCGACAAGTCCTTAAAATCGGTATAAAGTTCAATATTGATTTCATTTACTTTTAAATATGCTATTCCGTCAGCAGCAAAGTTATCTGTACCCAGTGTTAAATAGCATATAAAAGGTGGAGATGGACTTTCTCCCTCTGCAAAGTGATCATAAGCAAAAGGAATGTCTATCTCTTTTAAGATTTTTATAACTTCTTCCATCATCTACCTCCGAGTGCTTTATCTATTTCTTTTTCAAAAACCTCAATTGCTGACTCCTCTGCTTTCGCAATATGTGGTCTTGCAGACACTCTTCCACCACCTCGTTTAGCATGCCCATGCTCCAAAAGATGTGCAAGCTGATACCTATTCTTTGAATGAACTGTTACTTCTAGAGAGTTTGATGTTTCTTTAGTTTTCTTAACAGTCCATGACTTTGCATACTTACCAGTATCCTTAGGAGCTGATTCAGAGATATCTTTTCTTACTGAGTTACCAGCTTTTCTGACTGCTTTCTTTACATCATCAGTTGCTAAATCTGCATATTCTTTTAAGCCATCCATAATTTCTTTGGCTAGGTTATCAATCTTAGTCGCCATCATTTCTCACTTTCTTGCATTTAAATTTCAGAGATTTCTTTTTAAAGTTCATGTGGTCAATGGATATGATGTTGTATGCCTCATTATCAAAAATGATTCTATTTTTAGTAGTTTCCATGTTTGATAGGATGTTACAGTATCGAGTGGTGAAAGAAATATCAGAATCTTCTACAAGAACTCCTGCAGAAAACTTCTCAGAACCACCCTCGCCATTAACAGTTGCATAGCAAGAATAAATATCAGTCCAAGCATTTCTGTGATTGCCGATATCATCAACTACTACTTCATTTTTCTGAAAAGTGATACGAACATTAAGTAATGCAATATCCATCAAAACTCACTCCTTCGTATTCCTTCAAGCAGGCTTCGAAGTGACAATGTTAGTGCATGATGGTCAGCATATTCTCTATGTTCATACAAGTAAGCAACTGCATACATCACCGCAATCTTAGAAGATGGAATATCAGACAGTTTATCTACAGATAATCTTGCTATATCCGCACAGAGGTTTTCTCCTGTAGTAATAAATTCTTCGATTAATAAGTCATCATCATTAAAATCAACTCTTAGATAACCTTTCATTTCTTCTAAATCAACTATCACTATCATCACCTCATTTCAATAAATGTAGGCAGTGCCATCACATAACAACACTGCCTTAAATTATTATTCAGATTTCAACTTCAAAATCTTAACTGCTTCTGGAAGTACAAGCTTTCCATCGACTCTTTCTTTTGCTACATAACCAATCATACCGTTACCAGCGAACAACTCTCTAAGTTCTGCGAATGAGCGAGAACCACGATCACCGATGTTGTAGTAACTGTAATCACCAAAAGCAATCGCATTTTCAGGTGCAAAAGAAGAAGTATGAACTGCATAACCAAGCACCCTGTCTGGTTCTCCTTCTTTATATGATGGCTGCCAAATATATGCCCCGTTGTTATCCTTTAACTTTCTAAGTGAAGCAAGAGTAGCATCGTTCATGATGAAAGACGCATTTTTACGATAAGGTCTCTTAAGTCCATATACCAAATCAATCAAATCATCTGACTTAATTGCTGCAGTTAATGTACTAACAACTTGACCACCGCCGGTTTCTGCGAAAATACCTGTAGGCTTTCCTGTACCATCGCCGTTTAAGAATGCATCTTCCTCGGCATTTGCAAGCGCCTTACCAAACTGCGTGATAATATAATTTTCAAGACCGAATGCATTATCATAAAGTAGCTCCTCAGTTACTTTAATTGCAACATGAAGCTTATACGCATCAAGATAAATCTGGTCGAAAGTCGCATCCCCAAAAGTAAGTGCCCCGCCTTCCTCAATCCATGCAGCCGCTGGTTTTGTAGCTGCAATATTAATCTTATGCAAACCAGAAGTAGTGATGGTTGTAGCAAGACCACGCATGATGTTTTCTCCTTCAAGCACATCAATCAAACGCTTATCGTACTCTTCAGGTACTAAATAACCGCCATCGCCATCTACACCTTCTTGCAAGATATTGCTTACATTACGGAAGTTAGAACGCATAGCAGAAAGCATTGCATTTTTATATTCTTTTGACTTCACACCTGTCATTTTCTTATCGTCCATTTCAGGCACATAAGGTTTTCCTGTAATTGGAGAATTCATAGGTTTACTAAGTTCATGCTCTCTATCTAATGCACGTTGCTGACGTTCGATAGACATCGTCAAATCTTCAATTTCTTTTTCCATTTTGTTATAGGTCATTGTATCTTCTTCAGATAAAACACCTTCTTTTTCATGGGTTTCAACAAAGTTCTTTGCTGTTTCCCATACCTTTGCTCTTTTCTCAATAAGTTCTTTAATAGTCATGATTTTTTTCCTCCTTAAATAAATCGTTTCATGAAATTTAAACGTTCTTTGAGTTCACTAGCAGAAGTTCCTTTTACTTCAAGAACTTTGATTTCTGCTTGTTTTGTTACATCTTCTTTTGACACCCCATAGTGTTTTTCTAATTTGTTTTGGAGTGTATTACTGATAGCAGTGCGTGAAAAAAGCATTGAATCTGTCATATTGTTTAGACCTTCAATGCTTTCTTTTTCTTGTTCAGTTTTTGTAATCATGTCATCAGCAAATCCAAGTTCAATGGCCATGTTTGCATTCATCCAAGTTTCTGCATCCATCAAATGACTTAACTTTGACCTAGATAAACCCGTTTTAATAACATAGGCATTGATAATTGATTCTTTAACTTCATCTAACATTGCCATCGCTTTTTGCATTTCAGCGTGATCACCAAATGCAAATGTAGCAGGATTGTGAATCATCATCATGGATACTGGTGACATAAGCACTTTATTCCCTGCCATCGCAACGACTGACGCTGCACTAGCTGCAATACCATCAATTTTTACTGTTACATTTCCTTTATAATCAGTAAGCATATTGTAGATTTGAGCAGCGGCTACACAATCTCCACCAGGTGAATTAATCCAAACGGTGATATCTCCACTTCCGGAATTTAACTCTTCCTTGAAAAGTTTGGGAGTAACATCATCATCGAACCATGACTCTTCAGCTATCGTGCCGTAAAGTTCAAGAATTCTCTCTGTTACTTCTTCGTTTTCTTGGTTTTGAATCTTTCGATTCTTGAAGTTCCAAAATTTCTTGTTCTTCATTTTCTTCCTCCTCTTCATTTAATGTTTTAGGATTATTTGCAAATATGCCGGCATCTTGAAGCTTCGTCATGTTGCCATTAATGAGATACAAATCACCGCCAAGTTTTGCTGGGATTCTATCGAGATTTTCTAGTTCTCTTATATCATTTGCTGACATCCATCCATTCTGTCTTGCTGTGGCATATCCATTCATACGGCTTTGATAATCACCGCGAAGTAATCCATCTACATTAAACTTTATAAAGTATTCTTTCTTCTCGTTGTTGTTTAGTAAAGAACGACACATATTTTGTTCCCATCTTGAAACCCAAGGGTCAAGCGTGTATTTAACAAACTCAAGAGATTGTTGCTCAATATTAGAAAAGCTCGACTTTTCAAGGTCACCGACCATATGAGGCGGGACTCTGAAAATTCGAGCAATCTCATCTATTTGAAATTTTCTTGTTTCTAAAAACTGTGCCTCATTTGGAGAAATAGAAATCGGTGTATACTTCATTCCTTCTTCAAGCACAGCAACCTTATGGGAGTTTGAACTTCCTCCAAAAGTCTGCGACCAACTATCTCTTACTTTCGATGGGTCTTTTAAAGTCCCCGGATGTTCAAGAACACCGGAGGGTGCTGCACCATTTGCATAGAACTTAGATCCATACTCTTCTGCAGCAATGGCAAGACCAATCGCATTTTTAGCCATTGCAATCGGAGAATAACCTACTAATCCATCAAATCCAAGTCCTGGAATATGCATTACTTCATCAGGTGATAGCTTAACTGATGAACCTTTATTTGTTGGCGCATCATCTTGACTTACCATATACTCATAATATAAAGCGCCATGTTCATCTCTATCGACTTTCATTCGATTTGGCATTAAGGGGTAGAGTGCAATAATCTCACCCTTACCATTTCTGATAATTTGAGCATAAGCATTGCCCCACAAAAGCAAGTGTGTCATGAGTGTTTCTCGAAACACAAAGCTTGTCATTTCCGGGTTTGGTTCATCATGAATAATTTTATATAAATTATGGTTGATTGCTTTCTCCTTTCCTCCACCATCGTTATATCTATAAAGATGAAGAGGTAGTCCCGCGATTGCCTCTGAAAGAATCCTTACACACGCATAAACTGCAGTCATCTGCATAGCACTTCTTTCATTTACATTTTTCCCAGCGGTACTCGCTCCCATAAAAAACGAGTATGCACTACCACTAGTTCTGTTCTTAGGTGCATCTCTAGTTTTAAATAATCCAGAAAATATATTCATATAATTCCTCCATAAAAATTAGAAACTTGTAGTTAAAACACAAGTAACCCTCTTGTATCATAAACTGATTCAGATATTTCATTTCCACAGCGAATGGCTCTATCAAGTGCCATAATGGTTGCAATTGCACCATCAATTTTCTCTGTGGATTTTTCTTTATCGGCTTTAATGTTCCCTGCCGGATCTGTTCGAATATAAATGTTATCCATATTCCATCGAAGAACAGGATGACCATCATGAGCAACTTTTCTCTCAAGGACTAGTTTCATTAATTCTTTAGTAGGTGGGGACATATCTTTAAACCCTTGTCCGAATGGAACAACAGTAAATCCCATACCTTCTAGGTTTTGAACCATCTGAACAGCACCCCATCTATCGAATGCAATCTCACGAATGTTGTATTTATCTCCTAGCTCTTCAATAAACTTTTCAATGAAGCCATAATGTACAACATTTCCTTCCGTTGTTTGCAGATAACCTTTTTTCTCCCATAAATCATAAGGAACATGGTCTTTTCTAACACGGAGTTCTAGGGTATCTTCCGGAACCCAAAAATATGGAAGAACGATATATTTATCATCTTCGTCAGTTGGAGGGAAAACTAAAACAAAAGCAGTAATATCTGTTGTCGATGATAAGTCGAGTCCACCATAACAAACACGCCCAAGTAAATCATCATCTCTGATTTCTTCCTTGCACATATCCCATTTTTCCATTGGCATCCAGCGAATCGACTGTTTTACCCATTGATTAAGTCTTAACTGCCTGAAAGAATTCTCTTCTCCTGGATTCTGTTTTGCACTGTCACAAGCTGCCTTTACTTTTTCCATTGCTACTGTAATACCAAGTGATGGATTTGCTTTCTCCCATACTTTGGGATCTGTCCAATCCTCGGATTCGTCAGCACCATAAATTACCGAATAAAATGTAGGGTCTATTTTTCTTCCTGCTGCGATATCAAGTGCTTTTTGATGTATCTCATAACAGATAGAATTGGTATCATTTCCGGCTGTTGTAATAAGAAAATAAAGTGGCTGCATTCTTGCATCACCACTTCCTTGAGTCATTACATCATATAGTTTTCGATTCGGCTGAGTATGAAGTTCATCAAAGATAACCCCATGAGTATTAAAGCCGTGCTTGTTTGCTACATCTGCAGAAAGCACTTGATAAGAACTGTTGGTTGGCTTATATATAATCTTCTTCTGTGATTCGAGAATTTTTACTCTCTTCATCAGTGCGGGAGAAAATTTCACCATATCAACTGCTACATCAAATACAATTTTTGCCTGATTTCTGTCTGCTGCACATCCGTATACTTCCGCACGTTCCTCTCCATCACCACAGAGAAGAAGCAGTGCCACGGCAGCTGCAAGTTCTGATTTTCCTTGTTTCTTAGGAATCTCAATATATGCTGTATTAAACTGGCGATATCCATTTGGTTTTAGGACACCAAATAAATCCCTTATAATTTGTTCTTGCCAATCTATAAGTTCAAATTTCTTTCCTGCCCATGTTCCTTTTGTATGACAAAGTTGCTCAATAAAACTGACGGCAAAATCTGCCATGTCTTTACTGTAGTAAGAAGTATCTGCCATAAACTTTGTCGGTACATATTTCTTTAGTTTTCGAATAATAATCACCTCCAAGGCAAAATAAAAAGCCACCTACAAGTGACCACCATTTCCATATACGAGATACAGAGCCTTATGGCTCCATACTCTGCAATTACTATTGATTTTGTCTCAATTGTATTCTTTCAATAAAATCGCAAGTGCGTATTCTGCTTCTTCACAAGTTGGTTTGATATTCCAACCCCTATCGTAATTGGCAATTTCTTCTCCATCCATTCGAAGAGTTAACTTTGAAATCTTGCCTCCATCAATTCCATAATCTTCGCTAGATTCTTCATAATGTTTCACCCAATATCTAACGCTTTTGTATTTTCCATTTTCAGTTGGAATTCCAATCGTTCCTTCGCTCCACATTGTTTATGCCTCCTTTACTATCATCTTGATTGCCGGAATCTTCTTGTATTTTCCAGTACTCCAATCTGTGTATCTTGCATTAACTTTTGTAAGTCCGTTCATTGTGATGCCGTACTTTTCAAATTCTGCTAGGGTTTCAATCAATCCAGAAAATGTTGAGCTGATTGTAAATTCATTAATTTCTTCTGCTCTTAAGGTTTCTGCAATTGCTGGGATATCTCTTTCCCAAATCACATCGTTGAAATCGATAAGTTCGTTTCCAACTTCCATGCAATCTCTGTAAGCTCTGAATGTTGTGTGGTTAATTCCAAGCTCATCAAATGTTTTTCCTTTATTTTCAGGGTTTGCCATTGCTTCTTCAAATCTTCTAATTTCCTTCATTTCGTTCACCTGTGCCTTTCTTTTGTTACACTATATATCACTCTAAAAGCACATAATAGCAAGTCATATATCGAGAAAAAATGTGTTTTTTGATAACTTTTAGTCATCTCCATAAAGGATAAAATGCACATATTCTTCTTTATTTTCCTCGATGAAGTTTACTACTTCATAGAAGTCATTTTCATACGCAAGTCTTTGAACCATGTAAATATCAAACATATTCGTAAGACCTGTATCTCTTATGTGAAGTATCTGCTCCTTTATCTTTTGATCCATAGTTCTAACCCTCAATCTTTCTACAGGAGTCTTCACCATAAACAACATTCAAACCACATCCGTTATCCCAGGTAACCATAATGCTTGCCGTATCATCAACACCAATAACTGTACCTTTTGTTCCAATCGGTGGTGCTTGGATGTCATCCATCTTGGTAAGTTCAACCCTCGTTCCTATTGGATACTGTTTTCTTACCATCTCAACAATTTCTTTACTTGGAAATCTCATCTGTATTGCCCTCCTTTTTTGCACCATCTTTAAATGCTGAAGAACCACTTAAGTTTTTAAGTAAAACTTTTCTGTCTGCTTTATATTCATCTCCAATGAATCCTAATCGCAAAAGGAAACATCTAAATGCATACTTTTCATTGGTTACTGCTTTTTCTGTAGCATTGATGCGTTTTTGTTTCATCGTCATTTTACATAATGCTTCGATGAATTTAGTATAAGATATTGCCTCATCTGGATTGATTTCTTCAAACCAAGGAAATCTCACCTCATATGCACCTATTTCATATTCAAGATGTTCACATCCCAAGGCTTTCTGAATTAAATCTCTCTTTGCATCAAGTAAGGAATCTAATTTATCAATGCTCACTTCATGCTTTGGAATAGCAACCGTAAGCTCCACGTTTTCGCTGTGTGGGTCTTTTTCTATTTCTACGATTTCTTCATTGGACTCTGGAATAAAGCCTCTTTTTGCAAGTTCCTCAAGCAAGTTTTCAACTTCTTCACTATCTGCACTGTCTTCAAATTCTAAATTACCTTCTTTTGTAATAGTAAAATAATCAATTTCGTAAGCACAAGTTGGCATATATTTATATACTGCTTTAACATCTGTAATGTTTGAAATCTCTTTGACTAATGCTTTACGATCCACTGCGTGATAATTAACAATCATGATTTTGTCCTCCCTTTGTTTTTAACAATTCTTTGAGTGTTTTGTTTACCTCGGTAGTACCAAGTGCGATGGTTTCACAATACCCCTTTGAAAGAACAACTTTGTCATTTCCATTTACTGCAAGGGTATAAATATGCTCTCCATACTTTTCATTTACTTTGTACCAAAGTTCTAAGGTTCTTTTTGTGATTGCATCTAAACCTTTCTTTGCTACCATCCTTATGACACCTCCTTTTCTTGGTACTACATATATCACTCTAAAGGGAGTAAATAGCAAGTTAATTCACATAATAATGTGTACGAAATAAAAGGGAAAACTCACTCTTCTAATTGTGTAGCCCATACGATTCCGGATAAGACAAATACTACATTTGGAAGTGCCACACCATTTCCCCACATCTTGTATTCTGCTGAATCACTGTGAGGATTTTTTAGCCATTTCATAATTTGATTATCTGATTTTGGTTTTGTACTTTTACCAATTACTAATCGGTGTGTTTCAAATGCTTCTCTCCAAAAACTAATCTCTTCATCAGTAGGGTTTTCTGTTTCAAGTTCACTGCACCACCAATCAGGGAAGCCTTGCAGTCTTGCACATTCTGTTGGAGTCAACCTTCTAACGATATATTGAGGTTCATTTACTATCGGAGGATCTTTATAATCAGTAGCTACCAATGTGTTCGCTTTTTCTTCTTCAGCCAAAGTGAAAAAAGATGCCTTGCTTGAACTATACACAGGATGAGCAACACCACTAGCACCGGCTGCCACAATGGTAGGTTCAACTTCTTCTTCAACTTGGAAACTGAACTTTGCATTATATCCTTGATTCATAGCAGGTCTGCCAACTCCATAAGAAACGACTGCAACACCACCTTGATTCCTATCAGGAGTAGTTCCTCCTGTATCAAGAGTTCGAGATACATCAGTTTCATATACATTAGCACGAGCATTTTTTGTCCCTTCCGAAGTTAATCTCACATCAAAACTTTTCACATTCGAAACAACAAAAGGTTGATTGTTTCCACCTGTACCATAAGTTGAAAGCACAGTAGGTGCTATTTCTTCTAATTCTTTGAATCTGGTATCTTGACCATGATTTTCAAACATTACTCCATTTCTGCCTGTTGACATACCACAGTTCACACCTAATGTAGATGTAACTTTATCAATTGAGCCGTTATAACCATCTATGCTGATGATTGTATTTTCAGTGCTTTCTCCAAAAGTGGTGGCAGAGTTTTTCCACGAAGAAATGCTCTTTTTAGAATACCCAGACAAGCCTTCTGACTCAAATAATATTTTTCCGGAACTGAAACCTCCAAAATCTGCGACAAGGTAGATACGTCTTCTTCTCTGGGGAACTCCCCAAAATTGAGCATCAAACACTCGCCAAGCGACTGAGAAATCATCTCCCATGATTTTTCCTGCATTGTTCCACTTTGTAGGTTTAGGCACTGACAATGATTCATCTTTGATTTTGCAGATTTCTTCGAGAACTGCTTTGAAGTCATCTCCTTTGTTGGAACTGAATGCTCCTGGCACGTTTTCCCAAACGATAAATCTTGGATATTTCCCATTTGTTTTACACCTCATTTCTTTAATGATTCGTATTGCCTCATAGAAAAGGCTAGAGCGAGAACCAGAAAGGCCATCTCTTTTTCCTGCAATACTCATATCCTGGCAGGGACTACCAAATGTGATAATATCAACCGGCTCTATTTCTCCTCCATTCATTTTAGAAATGTCACCATAGTGTTTTACAAACGGCATTCTTTTCGTTGTTACTCTAATAGGAAAAGGCTCAATTTCCGATGCCCACAATGTGGTAATACCGGAAATCAAGCCTCCTAATGGAAATCCACCTGAACCATCAAATAGACTTCCTAGTGTTAATTTATTCATTTTTCTCATCACCATCCTCAACTTCTTTTACTAAAGCAGAGTATGGAATTTTCTCACCATTTCTAATAACAAAGACATCATCACTATTGCCTGTATCTTCTACATATCTTCTAAGGATTACTGATGCATATTTTTCATCAAGTTCCATCGTATAGCAAATACGATTTGTCTTTTCACAGGTCATTAAAGTAGAACCGCTACCACCGAATGTATCAATAACGATTGCATTTTCCTGACTAGAATTTCCTATCGGATAAGCAAGCAAATCTAATGGCTTAGAAGTTGGATGATTTTGATTTTTCTTTGGCTTATCAAAATTCCATATTGTAGTTTGACTTCTTCCTGCATTCTTGCTCCAGTAGTGTTTTCCATTTTGAAGGAAACCATAAAGGACCGGCTCATGCTGCCACTGATAATCAGAACGTCCTAAGACAAGTGAGTTTTTTACCCAAATGCAACATCCGGACAAATGAAATCCGGCATCAATGAATGCTTTTCTAAAATTAAGTCCTTCAGTATCTGCATGGAACACATATGCAGCACCACCTTTTTCCAAATGGTTTGCCATATTTTTAAATGCAGAAAGCAAAAATTCATAAAACTTATCACTTTTCATTTTGTCATTTTTAATCGAAAGACCATCTGAACTTTCAAATGCTACATTGTATGGTGGATCGGTTAAAACAAGATTTGCTTTCTTTCCATCCATTAGAGTAGATACATCTTCTTCGCTTGTAGCATCACCACACATAAGTCTGTGTCTTCCAACAGTCCAAACATCTCCTCGTTTGACAAATGCTGCTTTTTCCAATGCCTCAGATAAATCATAATCATCATCCTCCACATCAGTAGTATCATCATTTCCAAATAACTCAGCTAAGTCATTTTCATCAAATCCGGTTAAGGCAATATTAAAATCCTCACCTTGTAAAGATTCAATCTCAATACGAAGTAATTCTTCATCCCAACCTGCATCCATCGCCATTCGGTTATCTGCCAAGATGTATGCTTTCTTTTGTGCTTCAGTTAAATAATCAACAAACACACATGGTACTTCTTTGATTCCTTCCTCTTTTGCAGCGATGATTCTTCCATGACCTGCAATAACATTTAATTCTCTATCAATGATAACCGGATTGATAAAACCAAACTCACGAAGAGAAGAACGAAGTTTCATTACTTGTTCGGCAGAGTGGGTTCTTGCATTATTGACATAAGGAATAAGCTTTGAAACTTCGACAAGTTTCATTTCTGTTGTTGTTTTACCCATATAGCCACCTCCTAAAAAAGACCCCATTCTGCAAATTTCTCAAACCCTCCAACAGAGTGAATATACTCTCTTGCGATTTCAACGATTTCACTATACGGTTTTCCATCAATCGTATCATCACCAATTGCACAAACAAGATTCACAGTTTTTCCTGTTTCTTGTGCTTTTAAGAATGCATATATATTTACAGATACATCTGCTTTTGATAAATCCTTACCATGAAGTCCTCCTCCAGTAAGTGAATCTCCCATATCAGAACCAAGTTTTCTGTTAGTTGCACCTGTATCAACATCAGTTCCACCAGTCCAATCACCAAGAGGATTGATTTGAGCATTTGGATATGTAGATTTTAAATCTGTAGTTTTTGCATTACTTTGACAAATAATAAGTCTATCGCCATTAAGAATGTACTTTCCATCATATGGATATGCATCGTAGATTTCATTTGCAATAACGGATAGCATTTTTTGTTCAGTTGTTAAAGGTACACCTTTGAAGATTCCGTTATCTCCACACTTGATTTTCTCTTCTTGATTCTTAGCAAGATGTGTATCTTGAGGAACAATCACTATATCGGGAGTAACATTCCCAGCAATACGAGTGATTACATCTTCAATATCTTTTTCATCAAGAACAGCTGATGTTTCAATAATCGCATGGCACATACCATGTCCGATTAACACTTCAACTGCAATCTTTGGATTATCTTCTTTTGCATAAGCTAAATCGACAATTGCTCCTGCAATTCTATCTGCGATTTTATCTGGATGTTTTGGATTTACTTTTTCAATCATATTTATCTTCCTTCCCTTGCTCTTAATAAGCGTTCCATCAAATCATTTTGTGGTGCAGCATCATCATAATCGGTGCTGCAGTTTTCTTTTACAATCTGAAATATTTCATTCCATAACCTTACAGCTTGGTTCATATAATTAATGCCAATGTTAATAAATGGAGATGGTATAGGTTTGCCTGTTGTTGGATGCTTGGAAAGAAAACCAAGTTTATTAGTCATTTCTTCGCATTGGATCCACCTAGCAGAACACATCGCATATCTCTCTAATAACTGAGGAGATACTTTTGATGCACATCCTATCTTTTTAAGCCACTGCCACGTTTCTTCATAAATATCTGATGCTTGAAGTTCTTCTCCGTCTCTTTGTTTTGCAGACAAGAAATCATGTGGCTTTGGCATCTCCACGCCTTCAATATCTGGTATATCTAAAATTTCTAATTTTCTACCTCCGGGATTTCCACTGTTCGCTTTATCTTTTACAGCCGATTTCTTGCGACCTGCACCCGGTCTTGCACCACCACGGCCGCCTATATTATTTGATTTTGTAGGCACGTCTCGTCATCCTCCTTTAATTACCCTTTTGAATACGCTTTTTTTACACAGAAGACCCCACGCCGTTCCACGGTGATCTCATTTGTAGAGATTTTGACCACCCCTAGGGTTTCTCATCATACTTATAAACTCGATGTTTTTTGCCATTTTGATAATCTCCACGCTCTCCATGAATTTTTGCATGACATGATTTACAAAGAGAAATGAGATTACTTCTATCATGTGTTCCACCTTCAGCAAGTGGTAACTTATGATGAACCTCATCAACTGGAACTAGAATTCCATTTTTAAAACACAGTTCACAAAATGGATGTTCCTTGACATAGCTATCACGGATCCGTTTCCATGCTCTGCCATATCTACGGCGTACAGCTTTGTCTCTGCCATACTTCTCGTAGGAATGATTCATTTGTCTTTCATGTTCCTTACAGTATCTTCCATCTGTTAGATTTGGACATCCTGGATAACTGCATGGTTTCTTTGGTTTCTTTGGCAATCTCGCACCTCCTTTTGGGCATAAGAAAAGCCCTTGAAGGATCATTCCAACAAAGGCTCTGCTCTTTATATACTTTTCTACAATACCATTTTACATCATTTCAATATGAACGGGGAGTGGCCTGGGGGTGATCTAGGGGTGTCCTCTTTCAAAACTATCCAATGCACGTCTATGCAGTTTCTTTGTCCAACGCAGTGAGTAATGCATACGAACTGATATTTCTGGCATTGATAGAAACTCCAAATACCTATATCTTAAAATCATCTGTTCCATAGGATCTTCCACAACATCAATCGCATTATCAACTTCAGTTTTCATCTCCTCCAGCATTCTATAATCTTCTGCAATCTCTCGCTCTAAATCATCTATCTTTTCTAAATAGCGAACAAAGGGTGCTTTTGTATTTCGATTGCTTGAAAAATGCTCCTCGAATCCCGGTGACGATGGACTGCATGACAATTCTCTATAAAATCCAAGCTTTATCTTCTTATCATTGATTTTGTTATTCAGAATAAATGGTCTGTTTAAAAATTCTCTTGCTGTCATAAGCCTAACCTCCGAAGATTTAAATATCCCTCGGATTGACTCTGATTGTCTTTGATTTACAATTCTGCTTTTACTGCATCGATCAGTGCCGATTGTGTTCTGTCTTTATCTGCCAGTGCTTTTATGATTTTCTCATCGACCGTACCTTGAGTCAGAATATGCATCACGGTTACTGTTTTGCTGCTCTGTCCCTGTCTGTAAAGTCTTGCAACTGTCTGCTGATAAAGTTCCAGACTCCAAGTAATCCCAAACCATACAAGTGTGGAACCACCGCTTTGAAGATTCAGTCCATGTCCTGCTGATGCCGGATGAATCAGCGCTACAGGAAGTTCTCCCTTGTTCCATTTTTTCATACTGGCATCTGTATCAAGCCTCTCAAACGAAATCTTCTTTTCTGTAAGCCTTTCTTCGATTCGCATAAGGTCATGCTTAAACCAATATGCTATAAGAATTGGCTTTCCATTTGCCGCTTCGATAATATCCTCCAAAGCATCCAGCTTTCTGTCATGAATAGAAAGTATGCTCTCATCATCTGCATAAACTGCTCCGTTTGCCATCTGTGACAGTTTCCCGGAAAGGGATGCTGCATTTGCCGCTGTGATTTCTCCTTCCGGAAGTGCAAGAACAAGCTCTGCTTTCATATCTTCATACTTCTTCTTTTCCTTGTCGGACAGATGCACCATATACTTTGTGTTAACCAGTTCCGGCATTTTTAAATGGTCTGCTGCCTTCATGGAAATCGTGATATCCGATATTCTTTCATAGATGGCATCCTCTGCTCCAGGAAGCGGCTTATAGCTATATACGATAGGACCATTCACCTTATCCGGTTTGAAATAAGTATTTCGGTACTGACCGATGAATCTTCCAAGCCTTGCACCCATATCCAGAATCTTAAATTCTGCAAACAGATCTATAAGACCATTGCTGGTTGGCGTTCCAGTAAGTCCCACGATTCTTTTTACTTTTGGTCTGACTTTCATCAACGCTTTAAATCTTTTAGCTTGATGATTCTTAAAGGAACTCAGTTCATCGATTACCACCATGTCATACTCAAAGGATTGTCCACTCTTTTCTATCAGCCACTGCAGATTTTCACGGTTGATCATTGTGATATCCGCTTTTTGTCCCAATGCTGCAATTCTTTCTTTTTCTGTTCCAACTGCAATCGCAAAGGTAAGATTAGAAAGATGATCCCACTTTTCAATTTCATCCGACCATGTTGTCCTTGCTACTCGAAGAGGTGCGACTACTAAGATGCGATGAACATCAAAGTAATCAAACAGCAGATTGTTAAGTGCAGTCAGCGTGATGCTTGTTTTTCCAAGTCCCATATCAAGTAGTAATGCTGCTATTGAATTTTTTTCGATAAAGTTGGTTGCATATTTCTGATAACTATGTGGCTCGTATTTCATCAATAATACCTCCAATTTGCTCTATCCCATCAATAACATAAACTCGAAAGCCAAGCCCCATCAATAATTTATGCCTTGCTACTTGCAAAGGTCTCGGTTTTTTATTTGGTGCTTTCAGTTCCACAAAAGCAAACTTGCCTTTTGGTAGAAGAACAATTCTATCCGGCATTCCTGAAAAACCAGGAGATACGAATTTAGGACAAATACCACCATGCTTTTTTACAGTATCAACAAGTTTTTGTTCTATTTCTTTTTCTCGCATAAATACCTCCAAAATCTATAATGGTGGAGGTCGATGAAGTCGTTTCTAAAACTTTATATAGAGTGATTTTTTACTAAAAATTCTGCCCTAAAGGGGTTTTATATAATAGACCTCCACGACCTCCACCTCTTAATCTAAAAAGTCCGATTTCAAACGAATTCCAAGCACAAAATTGCATCCTTTCGTTTTCTTTCTTTTAAATCCTGCATTTTCAATTCCTGTATAAAAATCAGTGGTACTTCTTGTATACTCTCCGGTTCTTGCACAATAAGAACGATACTCTTGATAGAACTCTCCCGATTTTTGCTGATAAGAATCATCTACTTCGCAGCACTCCTCAATAAAACTAGAAAGCCAGTCATTGTTTTCACGATATTTATTGATGGCATCCTCAACAACCTTAGGATTTTTAATTGTGAAATTATTTTTGATAGCCTTTTGTGCTCCATCAATAATCCACGAAAGAACTGCACCTCCTGCGTTTTCATAAAGATAATCAGCATAATTTTTCTTATCTCCACTACCAGTAATTTTTGCATTAAAAGGAATGACAATAAGTCTACGCCAAGTACCATCATCATTTGCACCTACCTTTGGAAGATGATTTGTATATAAAACTAGCGTGTGAGTTGGCACATATTTAAATGGATCCTTATATTTCTTTTCAGCAGAAACTTCATCTGTAGAACACAGCTGTTTAACAATAGATGTATTAAGACGCATTCCTTCTTCAAGTTCTGCTGCCACAACTAATCGTTTACCTTTAAGCTCTGCCATTTCCGGTCTGACGTTTCGTTTACAACCAACAGTCAATGCATCAGCAGAAATAGCACCGCTGTATGTTCCAAGAACTCGTGCGATGGTATTCCAAAACGTACTTTTACCATTGCTGCCTTCACCATAAGCAATTACAAGTGCCTCAACATAAACCTTTCCAATAGCAGAAAGACCTACGATTTGTTGTACATAATCAATAAGTTCCTTATCTTTACAGAAGAAATTTTCTAAAGCATCAAGCCATAAATTCATACCTAAATCATTTGGAGAAATTGCTGTCACTTTCGTGATAAAATCTTCCGCTTGATGTTCTTTACTACTTCCATTTCTTAAATCATAAGTACCATCAGGAGTATTTAGCAGAAACTCCTGAACATCAAAATCTGTAATTTCCTTAAATAGCATGGGCTTAGCGGCTTGCAATGCAGAAGTTACGTATTTCATATCTCTTCTTTTCATAACGAACGCATTATATTTCGATGCCATCATAAATTCCTTGAATGCTTTTTCACTATTTTCATCAATTGCTTTTTCAAGAGTTTTTCCTCCTGCCATAATGATTTCCTTATCTATACCAGCATCAAGAAGTGATTTCTTAGCTTTTTCTACCGCTGCCAATGACTCGTTTAATTGTTTATCCAAAAACTCCTCGCAAGCACCAACAGCAAGTTGCTTTGATTCAGACCAATGCGTACCATCATATCTTAAATAATCAGTCGAGTCTGTATAAGCAAGTTCGCCTTTATATTCACGAGCGAGTACCTTAGCTTGTCCAATATCTGAATAATCATCTGGTTTTAAGCTGTATCCTTTTTCAAAATCTTCTGGAGCAATATATCCTTCTTGTGCTTGCACCTTTTTACCAAATTTAATTGCACTGCTCCAAATCAAAGAGAGTTCATTGTCTTCTAAAGGTGGATTACATAGTTTAGCTTTTTCAAGATAGATTTCATGTGCTTTATCCGTATTCCCATACCTTTTAATCAAGCGTCCAGCAATATGGCTCATAGTGCTGTTACGAGAACCCTCGCCGATACTTTGAGTAACATTATCAAACTCTTCAAAATCCAACTCATCTAAAAAATCCACAATCGACCTAGTTCCTTCATGCCAAATGATATCTGTTGATGTATGGCCAAAAATAAACCTTGCGGCATCAAGTGCATTATCATCAAAGAAAGTCATCGATTCCTGTAATCTCTCTTTGATACCTGCACATTCTTCGGCTACAGTAATTGGCTCATGCGGAAAATAGATATGATGTCTTGGTCTTGCTGATTTGCTTCCTTTGTCCTTACCATCGTTTCTACTTGGAACTACGATATAACTGACATTAGGAAATAAATCTTCATACATTTCTGGATAAATCCAATCTTTAGAATTATCACTATGGTCGTTATCACAATCCATAACCTCTATATCAGAGGAAATGAAATCATCAACACTTCGATGGCAATTCTTAAACTCAGCACATACATGATCTCTAGCAATTGCAGCAAGCATATCGTCCTTATTACTGATTTCAGATTTATTAGGATAAAGAGAATTCGCTGGATTACCGACACAATTTGCTGTATAAATAGTAAATTTCATTATGCTTGCTCCTCCTTTTCTTCAGAAAAATATCTGATTTTCATTTTTCTTCTTTTGGCAATATCAATTTCTCTTTGCATTCCATCAGAGAATTCTTTGCCAAACACCCAAAGCACTCTACATTTTCCCAATAGCACATAGTTAATCGTATGAACGGCTAAGTATCTCTCATTGGGATCATCGTCATTCATAAACTGTGGGTATAAAAGGTGGGGAGCAATAGGAATTGTCATATTTTCAATTGCAAATCGACAGTACTTACGAGCATTTTCTACATTTGTTTTTATATCCCCACGATACTTACTACAGATGTAAACAAGCGGTCTATATTCCTTATTAGTCATTCTCCTGCACCTCTTTTTCTATCATCGGTAAGATGCCATCTTTTTTAAGCAAGTCGTAGATAAACAAACGTCCTTTTTGTGTCCAATAGGTATGTGGTTTGGAATGAGTGCTTCCGTCTGAACCTCCATAAGTATGTGTTTTCGTTGATGTAAGTCCCATTTCTGCATACTCTTTGTACAAAAGCCAAATTTTCTTACCTTGTTTAAACTGAATCCCTTTTTCGTGAAGATATTGATTCATATAATTGGCAGTCCAACCATAGTCTTTAGCAATTACAGAAATAGCAACTAAATCCTTACAGTTCAAAACTACATCGTAGTAACTAGCCTTAGGTTTCATTTCTACAATTTGCTGATTCTGAATAGCAATTGTTTCTTGAAGCAGCCTTGCATTTTCTCTTTCTTCTTTTAGCTGAGTAAGAGCAGCAATAAGCATATCGGGATTATTAAGTAATTCGTCTACTGCATAAGTTCCGTATTTACGAATACTAGGCAATACTTCCGATGTTACCCATCTCTTAAACTTTTTTGCACTTGGCATCTTGCTTGAAAGAATTAAACTGTAAAGACCACTTTCGTTTATAACCGTCAATCCTCTATTTGGAATTTCTAAGGTCGCGTTTTCCGACCTTTGGATTACAGTTCTGTCTTCCTCATCTACATGAGTCGCAATTGCATCTTTGGTATTGCTGTAACCAAGAATCTCTGCTACGTCCTTTCCTACAAAATATGGCTCTCCATTTATTGTTAGTGCGCGGATAGAACCAAACTCCGCATTTGTAAATTTTCGCAATTCGTTCATTAGAATTACCTCCTGTTATTTTTTCGAGGACTATTCCTCTAAATAACAGGCAAAGAAAAATGGCAGGATTTTACCCCTGCCAGTCATTTATTTAATCTTTTTTATAAAATTCTGTTTCATATCCATCTGCACGAAGTAAAATACCGGAAATCCAAGGTGGGGTTCTTCCCATTTGCTTACAAATATCATCAAGCGAAACATCTTTACTGCATTCAATAATCAATTCATCATGAACATGACCTACGATAAAACAATGAGATAAAGTTCTGATGGCATACATTAATATATCTCTGCTAATTGCTTGTACGATATTCTCTACAAACTTCGGTCCATAACTTTCGATTCTTTCCCATTTCTTAGTTCCACCTACACCTTCATAAGTGACAGATTCACTCCCAAACTGATTTACTCCCATCTTGGGTTTTACATAGGAAAGTCTTCTGCCACTTGGAAGTTCAATAAAAAGTATTCCACTTTTATAGAAAAAACTGATATCTCCAATTTTAGATGGTGTTCTTTCAATAACTGCTTTTTTTACCGCACGATCAACATCCCACCAAAATTTAATGATATTAGGATTTGCCTCTCTCCACATATTCACAAGAGGTTGCAATTCTTCTTCGTTAAGTCCCATATCAAGGGCTCCCATAGCTTTTAAAGCTCCAACAGAACCTCCATAGCCAAGTGCTAATTCTGCGATTTTCCCTTTTTGTCTTAAATGAGCATTTTGACCATGCTTTTCTACCGTAACGCCAAACATCTGACTTGCCGATGCGCAGTAGATGTCACCACCATTTGCAAAAACCTCAGCTCTCCATTTTTCTCCTGCTAGATGAGATAACACTCTAGCTTCAATTGCAGAAAAATCAGATACTATAAATTTCATATCTTTTCTTGGTACGAAGGCGGTGCGAATAAGCTGCGATAAAGTATCCGGTATATCATCGTAAAGCATATTCATAGCATCATAATTTCCATCCTTTACAAGCCCTCGTGCCTCTGCTAAATCTGACATGTGATTTTGAGGAAGATTCTGTAATTGAATAAGTCTGCCTGCCCATCTCCCACTTCGATTGGCTCCATAAAACATGAACATTCCTCTTGCTCTTCCATCTCTGCATACAGCATTTTCCATTGCCCTATATTTCTTAACTGAGGATTTTGAAAGCTTCTGTCTTAACTCAAGTACAGTTTTAAGTGGTTCTTTCACTGTTTTTAATACTGCTACCACTTCCTTTTTGCCAAGACTATCCATCTCTAATCCGTTATTTGAAAGCCACTCTTTCATTTGCATAACTGAGTTAGGATTTTCAAGACCTGTTAACTCTTGCATTTTATGTGACAGTACTGCTTTAGACTTTTCATCAAAAGCAATAGCATTCTTTACCATATCTAAATCAAGAGCAATTCCTCTATCATTGATTTCCTGATCAAGATGATATTCTTCCCAAATGAAATCCGGTACTGGGAACTTAGAAAGTTTTTCTTGTATAGCCATTTCTACCTCAACATCTCTTTTGTTATATTTCTTAAATAACTCCCACTTTGCTTTATCGTGAATTGGTAGATTTCTGGTTCTTCCACCATTCACTTTCGTAGCTTTACATGGAACACAAAAATATCGGATGAGCTCCTTCCCTTCTGTCATCTTTTGTTCTGATAATCCTAATACTGCACCTGCTCCTGCAAGTGATAAAGGAAGTCCCATATACGCTGACCAAACCATAGAACATTTCCATGATATAGGGTCAAGATAATCACCAACTGTATCTTCTAAAATACTGTATGATGTAAATTCATTTTCATAAAATCTTCGTAAATATTCGGATAAACAGATTCTTTCAAAATTAGCATTAAAAGCCCATTTTGTAATATCTTCATCAGTTAATGCTTTAATAATTTCTAGAGGGATTTCTTCTCCTTGAGCCAAATCAACCACAGTTACTTCACTTCCATCAACCGAATATGCAAATAATAAAATTTCAAAGTTATCTGACTCCACATACTTATAGACACCGCATTTCTGCAAATCAACATCTGAGTATGTTTCCAAATCCAAATTTAGTCTTTTCATTTCTTGCCACCTTCCTAAAAAGTAAGACGGTAAGATTTCTCCTACCGCCAAACCTACATTATTTCAAACTTTTCATACGTTCTTCATGATACTCAAGTTCTCTTTTTTCTCGTCTTCTATCAAAGATAAAACCTTGAACGTTATCAATTAACAAAACAATACTTAAACTCGTCCATGCTAATATACATACAAATAAAATGATTGTCTCTAAAAATTCCATATTTTTCACCTAAACCCTTTCTTAAGATAAGAAATCATCATCTACGTCTGTCGCAAAGTCATCCTCAGCACGTGATTTACCACCAAGTGGCTCTCCGTCTTTAATCTTCTGAAGATTGTTAAGGCCACAAGCAATTCCTTTATTTCCATTTGAATTGAATGCATAAAGACTGATTGATGCACGTCCATAAACGCCACTATATACTTCACTGCGGTCAATGATTATATTTCTATCGGCATCTACAATTCCAGGTGCTGATGGAGAGTTGGCATTGATGAAATAACTATTTGCATATGCTTCATCGTCTGGCCTTTCAAGGTCTCCGTCACGAAGTGGTGTCTTGATTGCAGAAAGTGCAGGAACACTTCTACCATTGCCTTTAAGTTTTGATTGACCTTCTTCATAAGCTGCCTTAATTGCAGCATTGATTTTATCCACTGTTGTCTTATCTGATTTTGGAATGATAAGACTGACACTATACTTTGGAGCACCACCATTGATACTTTTTGGCTCCCAGACATTTGCATAGCTCCATCTTGTGTTAGGCCCTGTAATTACTTTCATTGGGTTATTAAATTTTGACATATTCTTTTCCTCCTATTAGTCATTAAAATCTTCTTTTGCTGTTTTGATTTCCGGACGTTTATCACTTTCTGGAACAAGTGTTGGTTTGCCTTCTGGCTTGTAAACCAAATCACCTAATAATTCATTAAATTGCTTCTTACCAAGAAGTGCAGTCATAGCTGTTATTCCTAACAATTTCTTTTCATATGGATTTTGTCCATTACTAATAACAGTTTCTGCTACTTTTTCTTCATCGGTATACTTGCGAACACTGCGACCTTCAACTACTTTAAATCCGTCATAATGAACACCACTCATTGCTTGCTGAAGTGCATACTCTTTAACATCAGTTGCCCATGATACAAGTTCATCTACTTTTGAAAGAACAATTGAAATCTCAGCATCTTCTAATGTTACAGGCATTTCAAAATCATACTTTGCAAGTCCCATGTTTTGTTCCATGCGTTTTCTACAAGTTGCTTTGACCTTGCAAAATCTACAATGATCTCCTGCCATAAATTCACCTTCGCCATCAAAGGCTAATTTTGCTCTTGGTGCAAGAACTGTTTCTGCCCAAGTATAGAGTCCATCTTTTTCCATAACGAATGTACTGATGTTTTCTCTTCTTGGTTGAAAGATAGTCATTGAAACATTATCAATATCATAAATTCCATCGTACAAATTCAATGCACCTAATGCGTAACACATCATTTGAGGGTTATGGTCAGCTAATACTTCTACACCTTGACCATGCTTATAATCAATTACATGAAGAGTTCCATCTCCAATGATTACACAGTCGCCAGTTCCAAATCCGTTAGGAACATAATTTGAAAAATCAAGTTTTTCTTCGATAAGAATAACTGGGTCTTTACAAGTTTTCTGTGTTTCTTGATTTACAGATAAGCAAAAGTTTTTGTATTCTTCTGCACATCGTTCCATTTCTTCGTCATAGAAACTAAGGTTCTCTGTAGGGTCAGTGCTTTCCATACCAATTGCAATCTTTAATTTGTATTCGCAAAGAGCATGGGCATCAGTACCTTGCTTTGCATATTCACTATTTGTTTCACAATTTACTTTTTCTGCCTCTGCATTAAGTTTTGCTGATGGCGGACAGTTAATCCAGCGGTGACTAGATGATGCAGACAATAATGCGTGTGCTGCCATTTACATCACCTCCACTTTTTGCAATAGTTCTTCATACTTTGATGGATCCACATCTGAAAGTTTTTCTACACCAAATTCGGTAAGAATTGCTTTAATTTCAGCTGTATGACCTTCTCTTGATTTAGCAGCAAGAACTCCTCGCACTTCTTCAAATGTAAAAACCTTCTTTGGTGTTTGTTTTTCTTCATCTGAAGAAAATAGCTGTGAAAGACTATCTGCTATACCAATAAGCATTTCGCCACATTGCTTTAACTGTTTAACCTGTACTGCTAACTCGCTTGATTTACTCATTAAGCATTTCCTCCTTCCTTTAGTTCTTTGACATTAACGGACTCAACCGTCTGTCCTGGAGCAAGCAAATACACTTGTGTAAAGTCACCAAACAAGAATCGTGCAATTCTTGATGGCAAACGCATATCTGCTGCTTTTAGGACATTGGCTTTCTTTCCGTTGGGGTCTGAAACATTGATTGTGATTTTGTGTTTCATTGCCATTTTCCTTACCTCGCTTTCTGTAAGGTGTTGCCCCTTACAAGTAACAGGCAAAGAAAATGGCTCAAATTTTACCCCTTAAGGAGGTTTTATTTAAAAAAGTTTTTTTCGATGTAATTTAATGCGTTGTTATAATGCTTTGAAACATTCTTGACACTGATTTTCATTTCCTTTGAAATCTGAGTGAAGTTCATTTCTTCATACAATACCTTTTTAATTACTTTCTTTTGCTTGTCCGTAAGTTCTTCAATAAGTTCACGCACTCTTTCTGTATCTTCACTATCCTCATAATTTGGGTTAACCGCTAATTGGTATAAAAGACGGCTCTTATCAAAATCGGTATCTAATTCATCACTACCAAAATCATATTCAAGTGATAGGTTGTAATTTTTAGGGAATCTTTCTTCTACCTTATAAGCAACTTCATATTCTGATGGAGCCTCTCCTCTTCTAGCAGTTTCTTCTTCGATAAACTTTCTAGTCCATTCCTTGATTTCAGTTTTTTCTTCTGGAGTTCGCTCTGGTTTTGAGTTTTTATTGTTGTAATAAACCTCACTGTCATCTAATGCATGAAGTGTTTTGATGTAAGCCTCAGTTACCCCGTTTTCTCCAGGACGAAGAACGATTTTTTCTTCTCTACCATCAATTCCAGTAAATGTGTAAGTGTAAGTATCTCTTTTCTTTGAGCTTGTCTTGTAAATTTTCATATTTTGTCCTCGCTTTTCTGTTGATTTGGTTAACTCGAACGAGGACAAAAAATGAGCCGATACTTTGATGTACCGACTCTTATGGCCATTTTTTACGCATGACGAAATTAGGGTACATCAATTTTCACCTTTCACTGATTTAGTGAATGGCTCAATATTTGTATCCTCGCGCCGTATTACGTAATTAGGCTTGAGTTATTTTTATTTTTTGAGTAGTTAACTAACTCTACGGATAGTATAAGCTTTAGCAAAATGTAAGTAAATTTCTTACATAATCACTTACATTTTTCTGTTTTATAATATATATAAGCATTGCATCACCATAATGTAAGTGTTAAAATATATTTATCAATAACATTTCACTTACTTTCATTTGATAAATAAGCAATAAAAAAAGCTCTCTTTAAAATAGAGAACAAATTTTAGAGGAGAATATTATGACAAATAATGAAAATTTTTTTAATTTAAGTAATGATTACTTTTCTTTTATTGGACAAAAATGCCTTTTTGAAATACAAAAAAATAGTGATAGCAATACAAACTCAAAAAATGTCCTTACTATTTCATGTAGCGATGGTGAGAAAAATTACTTTTCTTTTAGTGGAAATAATGGTTTATGTTTAACTACTAAATGTGGTTCTATTACTCATGACAATATTCTTGGTAAATTTTTATCACTTCCTTCTAACAATGCAAAAGCACTATTGAAATTTTTTGAAGAGTATGGCTATTTCTTCAGATTACCAACTAATGAATCAAATATTATTGATTTTAATCAGCTGATTCAAATAACCTATCATATTAAAGCTGCATTACTTCTCATGAATGAATTACAAAATACCTCAATTAATTATGAAATTATTTTACAGTTAACTTTGTACTTGCTACTCTCTCCACAAATAAAAATGAAAATATCCGATAACCAGAACTATACTGGATACCGTGATTCTGTTTTTGACACAATAGATTCCGTAATCGTAGAAAATTCTAGTAAATGTATCACTATAGATGATGAAGATTACTATGTTATTCTAGATAGTATATATGAGAAGAACTATAATTTACGTGTAGATGAATATGAGGATATTTCAACTGGGGAAACCTTTATGTATTCTTATCCAGGAATTAATGACTCACAATACAGAAAGATTACTATTGCATACAAAAACTGTCATAACGTGTCTAAGATTCAAAGATTAATAATCGATTTTTTATTTCATTTTATGCATAGTAATGGTGTTATTAAAAATGTAACATTCGACTCTGGAATTGAATTCTATAAAAGTGATTCAAATTACACTCTTGATGACAATATGAAAAAAGGATTATTACTTATCGGCAAATATGTTCTATCAAAAGAAATAAATCAGCATGTTTCAAAGATGAGGCCAATATACAATCCAAACACTCTTGAGCCAACATGGAAAGCTCCTAATCTATTAACGGCATTATATTTTTCACTTTTTTATATGAAACCAAAATCAGAAATATATAGAAAGTGTGCTAATCCTTCTTGTACAAACTTCTTTCTTGTTAAAACATCAAATAGTAGAAAGAAATACTGTTGCGATGACTGTAGAAATGCAAGTAATGTAAGAAGTTATAGAATGAGACAAAAAAAATAACCAAGACAAGTGGTTAAATCCACTTATCTTGGTTGAGACTGTGAAGTTTTTTCTGTAAATTAACCTTCTGTGGTTTAGTATTAACTGATATGGAACTTTTTAAATTGTTCCTTGCTATCCATAATATAAAATATTAAAGTTAGCACGTCAATGACTCCATCGCTTTTGATGGAGTCTTTTGATAGCTATTTTAGAGCAAATCTAAAAGGTATCGGGCATTCTATCAGGATACATAATAGAAAACTCTCCATACACTTTACCCCAACCTCTAAGCCCTTGAGACCATTTCTTAGTTGCCTGAATTGTTGATAGATATAGTGACTTTAACAAAGCTTTATCGCTTGGAAATACACTTCTTTGACGATTTAATTTCTTGTATGTACTATTTAGACTTTCTATAGCATTTGTTGTATATATTATTTTTCTTACATCCATAGAAAATTTAAAAATTGGAGATATTACATCCCAGTTTTCTTCCCAACGTTTCATTGCTCCTGGATATTTATCATCCCATTTTGCTCTTACTTCTAACAGATTTTCATGTCCTAATGACTCGGTTGGTGATAGATATATTGATTTTAAATCAGTAGCAAAAGCTTTCTTATCCTTGTAAGATACATGTTTTAGAGTATTTCTGACCATATGAACAATACATCTTTGGTACTCGGCTTTTGGAAATGCAGTAGAAATAGCTTCTTTTATTCCAATAAGTCCATCTGCACATATTATCATTACATCCTGAACTCCTCTGTTCTTAAGTTCGTTTAAGACTCCTAGCCAGTATTTACTGCTCTCATTTTCACCTATCTGAAGACTGATAACGTCTTTCATACCATTACAGTCAATACCTAATATTACATATGCTGCAAGTTTTCTAATTAGATTATCTTGTCTTACGGAAAAATGGACTGCATCTATGAACAATACCGGATATACACTATCTAAAGGTCTCTTTTGCCAATCTTCAATATCCTGAAGAATCTTATCTGTAACGTTTGAAATGAATCCTTCGCTACATTCAAAACCATAGATTTCTTCTATTTGCTCAGAAATTTGTCTTGTTGTTAATCCTCTAGAGTACATTGATATTATCTTTTGATCAATTTCAGAGATGTCCTTTTGACGCTTTTTAACAATCTGTGGTTCAAATGTACCATCTCTGTCTTGTGGAACTGCAAGTTCAAATTCTCCATATGAGCTGCGAACTTTCTTCGGTTTTGTACCGTTACGATAATTCTCATTGCTACTACGCTCATATTTGTCGTAACCTAGATGTTCATCCATTTCTGCTTCCATCATGGATTTTATGGTTCCACCAAGTAGATCTTTAAGAGCTTCTTGAATATCATCAGCTGTCTCAATATCGTATTCATCAATTAGAGCTGCAATGATATTTCTTTTGTTTTCATTTAATGGTTTTACTTTGTAAACTTCTTTTTTCTTAGCCATTTTAAAAGCCTCCTATGATAATTTGATTTTACCACAGAAGGCTCATATTCTTTACTAATTTACAGACTTTTTTTCACAGTCTCTCTTGGTTTTTGTTTAATCTTCGTTAGGTAACATCCCATTATTCTTAGCTAATGCCTCATCTATAGCTTGAGCAAGTTTTCTTATCTTACTCTTATGAGATCCTGTATAATTGTTCATTAGAAATCTAATGTCAATTACTATTCCTTGGACGTGTTCATACAATTTGGAGTTATTTTTCCATTCTCCCGTTGCTTCTCCTATATTAAGAAAATAATCATTTGTAACATTGAATGGATTTTCACCTTTATTAAATGGCATTAAAAATGCATTGTAAATTGGTAAATCTCCATATTTATCCTTTAATTCACGACAATTATCTATATATTCTCCGTATGTAATTTGCTTATTAATTGATGATGACTCTGGAAGATGCTGTGGATTTCCAGTGACTCCATATCGATAATATTTAGCATCAAGAACATAGATTTTATCGTTGCACATCATAATACTATCCGGTTCAAGTGCATGATTATTCTTATTAGCATTAAATTTAAGATTCCATTTCGTTCTAGGAAAGAATTCTTCTTTACCTCTAATTCCGAAAACTTCATCTATGAGTTTTTCCCACACATATTCAAATCTATCAGTTCCAAAATAATACTGCTTATTATCATCTTCGGAATCTAAATATTCTAGCATTTGAATCATCGCTTGAAACAATCGTTTATCTTTATCATTATGAGTGATTGCTAATTTCTTCTTTAATGCATATAAAAATCGTTCTTTCTCTAATGTAATGTGCGGGTCTTTTATAGGTAATGGACTAAATAGCCATCCCAAGGTACTAAAGGCCTCATACACACAATACTTATGAATTTGAGTAATTAAATTCTTATCATTTGGACTAGAACCTTTTACTGTATATCTATCAAAAAATGGTGAACCATCTTCTTGAAAAAACTTTACATTTTTTCTTAAAGATGTCGGAAAATCAATTTTTCCACGATCAGAAGTTTTCCTTACTTGTTCTCTTTCTTTGTAATAATCATTTTGTTCTAGAAAATAACGAATTATATTCATATAGGCATTTATCGGAAAGTTTACTGATTGTGGAGCAGCAAATTGTTCCATCGCTAATAACTTATCTGTTGAATCATTAAATGTAGCTATTACATCTATAAGTTTTAAAATATCTTCTCTTATATCTTCTTCATTATCCGGCAAACGATAACCCATTGGGAAGAAAACCATAGCATTGTTTGTATCGGCTTTTACTCCAACAAATCGATCACCATCTCCATTTTCGTTAATATGGCATCTGACCTTTAAATTCAAACCTAAGTCCATTAGTTTTCCTCCTTTCGTGTCTACTCATTATCTTCATCAGAAACGGAATTATTTTCTTCAACACCCTCAAGAATTAGTTTTCTTAGATTTTCATGAAATACATCAAATCTAGCATCTTCACTTGAAGAGTTAAACACATCAATTATTTTTTCTAAACTTTTATATTTACGTGTATCAAAAGTATCAGGATGAGAAAACTTAAATGCATCATCCCATAAATACTTTATTACTTTTTCTGCAAAACGAGCATTTTTATGTTCTGCTTCTATTTTTTGTTTTTCTGAAGAGTTATCTTGTGTTTTTATATGAAGTAAATCATCTGCAGAAACAAAGTATGCGCCTAAACGTTTATCTTCTGAAGAAGTTACATTGTTTCGTCTTAAAATTTCGTCGTTAATTGCCTCACAGAATTGTTTCCAAGAAACATTAGTATCAAGGATTTTTTTATTGGCATATTTATGATTAGAAAAAGTATTCTTTATCATTCTCATTATCCATCTACGTTGGAAAGCAGTATCCAATGTGAACACATTCTGATCGGATGTATTCATTGTCCCAAGGATAGAAAGATTAGATGGTATACGAACTTTAGTATCCACATCTCCATAAACTTCTAGAGCAATATTTTCATTGGTTATTCCATATTCGCTTGTTCCTTTTTTGTATCCATCCTTATCTTCATCCATCCTATCTAATAACTGGAAAATTTCTCCAAAAATCGCAGGTGCATTGCCTCTATTAATTTCTTCAATTACAAGGTAATAAGATTTTTCTGGGTCTTCATAGGCTTTCTTTAGAATCTTTGTGAATGGTCCAGGTTTAAACTCATATCTCACCTTTTCCTTACCTTCATCATCTCTCTTTACCACCGGAAGAATCTGTCCAACAAAATCGGAATACATATAATCTGGATGGAACACTAAACGTTCCATACACTCCTCATCATCACAGTATTCATGTTGAATAGTCCAACTTTTTCCAGAACCAGGCACTCCATATAAAAGGATATTTTCACCTGTTGTAACTCTTAATGATTCATCCATATTGCTATCATCTGTTACTGCACTCTTTTCTGTATCCACTAAACATCTACGAAATTTATAATCGAATTGTGTATTTGAATTTTCTTCATTCATAATAATTGTCCCCACTATCTGTAAATTTGAAGGCAATAATATCTTATCCTTAGGTAAAATATTTCTCGCTCTATTACTTTTTGTTGTTAGCCATTTGTAAAACTTTTCATCATATAGTGGTTCAGCAGACCACCCATGAAAAAGATTTTTCACTTCATCAATTCTTTTCAACAAAGATGTATATCTTGAAATCGTATTAAAGAAGAGGGATTCTGTAATATTGGTCACAACTAGATATATATTCTTCTTTTCATTTTTATATGCTTCCAATACAGCCTTCTCGAAAGCTCCAGGCATAAATTCAGAACTATCTTTTTTTGTACAAAAGCCTTCTATTCCTAAATTGAAGTCATATTTTATAATTTGAGAATTGTCACTAACCCTGCCTAAAACCGATCCTTCAATCCAATTTTCAATTAAATTCTTATCTCCATGAGTATATGCAAAAAGTTTTATAGGCTCATAAACAGCACTAATAATTTTAATTTGCTCTTTTTGAACATCACTTAATGAACTGCTTAACTGATAATAAATTTTACCGTTATCTTTATTCCTTTCGCTCACAAGGAGAGATATATTGTTATCAGTAAAAATATTAATAATTTTGCAATCATGTACAATATTTGTGATACCCCATTCATCAATGATATCTTCATAATCATAGATGTATTTAGAGCGGTTATCTTTGACTTTATTAATGGCCTCTTCAAATGAGTCAAACTCACCACGATTTAATCCAAACATTACATAACAAATTTCTTCCGCTGTAGCATTTCCTAATTCTTGTATAGTCTTAAAAACTACTTTTGGTGGTTCAACATCAGTATTAGATTGCTCGGCACCACTGTTATTTTTTCCAAAAGAATCAAAGATTACACTATCAAAAATTAAATCAATAAAATCTTTTTTATGTTTTAAAGAGATGTAAAATCTTTCTGAAGGAGCAACACCATCGCCAGCATCAGAAATATAATCAACCAAGATTCTACCTCTATGAGTTAGAACCAAGTAGTTTAATTCTTTCTCGTCAAGAATTATATCCACAAAACCAAAATATCTTGGTAGTTTGCTTTTGTTATATGCTGTTCTATTTTCTTTATTATTTTGAAAAGCTGAAACGCCTACAAATTTAGCCATTTCATTAACAAAATCATGTCGAGATATTTTCCCACCTTTTTCATAAATAATAATAATTGTATAAAGAAAATAGCTTAAATTCATACTTGATTTATCAATTGTCAATTTACCTATCATATTTACCTCCAACAATAAGAGATTCAATTGCTTTTTTAATAAGTAATGGTGGTATCCCTTCACCAATAACTTTTCTAATCAGTATATCATCTGCCCATTCTGGAATATTCCAATCAAGTGGCAAAGATGATAAAATTAGTAATTCATAGATGGTTAGGGCTCGTGCATCAGAATAAAACCTCTGATTTTCATCATCACAATCATTGATGATTCTTCCTGGATGTACAGTCGAAAACGCTGAAATTACACCACTATTCTGCATAATGGTCGTTGCCGGCTTATCCCAGTCCATTCTCATATAAGTTCTTGGTGCGCCTTTTACTCTTCGTCCTTTTGTCATTGGATAGAAAATTTTGTTTTTAAAAGCAGACATTCCGCTTGGGGTATGAATCATCCATTCAACTTGTTTCCAACTATGAACTGGAGGATAATGCCATTTAGATACTTTCAACCCTTCAATACGCTTAAATTCATAATCCGGGAATCTCCATCTCTCATTAACATCTCGTAGGCACGGATCTAATGACGGTAAATCTCCTATAGCTTCTTTAAGTGTTATAATATGATTGTTTTTTTTAGGAAATTCCCAAGTAACACTCTCATCTTTTCGTACAAGCAAATATATATATCTTTGTCTCGATTGGGGAACTCCATAATCCATTGCATTAACTATACGCTGTTTATTAAAACTGTAATATTCACCAAGTTCATTTTCTATATACTCTGGTATAAATACATACTTATCTTTGTACAGTATTTGCGTATGCTGCTGCATTGTTACATTTTCAATAATGACGAATCTAGGCTTCAATAATTTAATGGCTTCAACCGCATAATAGACTAAAAAATTTCGTGGATCTTTTGGATCTTTTCTTCCAGCACATGACATTCCCTGACAAGGAGGAGTAGCAATTACCATTTCAATCTGTGATTCTTTCGCTTTTTGAATAACTTTATTAAATATATCTTCTTCAGTAATATCTCCTTGAATCACATTAACATTTGGATAAAGATGCTTATAAAAATTACAGCGAACTTCTAAAAGTTCATTAGCAACAACAACATCAACTCCTAACTCATCTAAATATGTTTCAGCAATACCTACATTTGCAAATAAAGAAAGTGCTTTAACTCTATTTTTAAATTTTATTGTTTTCATCTATCATACGCTCCAATTCTACAAGTGCATATTCCAAAAGTCTTGGAGGTACACCTTCACCTAGTATTTCTCTAATTACGTTACTGCTTGCTGTTTCAGGTATATTCCAATCATCAGGTAAAGAAGAAACTCTCATTAATTCAAATATTGATAAAACTCTTGCATCTGACCAGATTCTTTCTTCTTCTAAATCAGAGTCCACCAAGGCTCGCCCAGGATGACCATTTTCTTGCGAACCTATGCGACTAGTATATTTAGTAACTGTATACGCTGGTTTATCCCACCATTGTCTTTTATAAGTATTTTTATACCCTTTTGATTTAGTTCCATCTGAAAGCTTTGGATAATATTTTTCGTTATTCCATGCCGAACAACCTTCTGGTGTATGCATCATTGCTATTACATGTCTATATTTGTGTTTTGGTGGATAATGCCATTTGGAAATTTTAAGTCCATTTTCTTTTTTTTGATAAAAATCTGGAAACAATTTAATTCTCTCTTCTTCTGTTATATCAGTAACATCTGGATCTAATGAAGGCAAATCTCCAATCGCATCACGCATAGTAGTAATATCATTAGATGGCTTGGGAAATTCCCATCTAATATGAGTATCTCTTCGAGACAACAAATAAACACAACGTTCTCTTGATTGAGCAACATTGTAATACATAGAATTAACTACTTTATTACAATTAAACGAATATAATTCACTCAATTCATTATTCAAATATGAATCTATCAGTAACCACTCACCATTAATTTCAATTTTTGTTTGTAAAATTTCTGGCACATTTTCAATTATTACGAATAACGGTTTTATTTCTTTTATTGCTTCTACAACATTGATAATCAATCTGTTTCTAGGGTCATCTTTTAATTTTTTGCCAGCTGTACTCATACCTTGACAGGGTGGTGTTGCTATTAAAAAATCACATTTTTCTTTTTTTGCAGCATCCATAATCTTTTTAAAAATTTTTTTATCGGTTATATCGCCCTCAATCATGTTTACAGTGGGGTAAAGATGTTTATATATTTTTACTCTCTCAGGCAAAATCTCTGCAGCAACTTTAACTTTTACTCCATGTTTTTCAAAATAAGTTTCTGCAACCCCCGCACTAGAGAACAATGACAATGCATTTAATTCCATTTTATCATCCTATCCTTTTATCGTTTTTATTCCTTCTAATTCTAGTAAATCAGTAATATCACATTTAAAAAGAGTGCACAGTTTCTCTACAGTGTCAAAATCAATTCTTGTTGCTTTGTCATGATACAATTGTGCCACAGTACTTCTTGATAAACCTGTTTTATTGTGGACATCTTGTATTGAATATCTTGATTGCCCCATTAAAGTAGATAGTCGACATCGCATGTTTTTCCCTCCTGATTACATCAAATACAATATTAAAACATTATATATATTACTACTTTTCCACTTCAAAGTCAATGGGATATCATTCATTTTGACTTGCTTTTAGTTAGTTGTATTTGTTTTGTCGCGGTTATATAGAATGAAAATTTATACCCTCGAACGATACCCTCAAATCAATCGTTCAAAGGTTGTGCATGGGCAAACTAGCCATCTTTCAATCACAACATATTACAGGGCAAAAAAAATAAGAGCCTCTCTTGCTCTTCCTATAAATTCCTATATTTTAAGCCATTCTAGGCGTATTTCATTCCATTTCTTTGTATCAATCTCGTAGTCTTTCTCTCTAAGAACTGTTTGTTTCCAGGAGTGGGTTGTAAAACTTCAATCATATATTGAACTACAGTCGCAGGAGTATAATATTCACCTCCATCCTTCCCTGATGCGAAATTACCTAAGAAGTATTCATAAATTTTCCCAAACAAATCAATACTGATATCTTCTGGAATATCTTTAAATACACGAATGACATTAGATAATAATTCAGGTTCTTCTTCAGGTACTAATTGTCCATATACATCTTTTGGCAACACACCAATCATAGTTTCATTTTCTCTTTCAATAGCAATCATTGCATTCTTTACTAACGTTGCTTTATTTGCATCATCTGGTGCTTTATTTATATCATCAAAATATGCTTCTTCCGGTAAGAAAAAACCACATTTTTCAATAGCAATTTCTTTTAATGTACGTTCCATGCGTGTACCAACATATTTGCTAAATTCTGTTTCAATTTCATCTTTAAATTGTTTATAACGAATATCAGCATAACGTAAAAATATTAACCCTAAAATTGGTTCTCCATAACTTGTAGCTGACATATGTGCACCTGCACGTAATAAATCAGCAGAATGCCATAACTGTTCTTCTAAGTGTTTTAATTCTATATCTGTCATATTCAATTCTCCTTAACTAATCAATATTACTTTTTAATTTTTCAAATGCTTCCTTAATTTTTAAAGCCATTAATTTTCTTCTTTCTATTAGGAAAACTTCATAATCCATGTTTTCCCATCCATGTGGTGGCTTTGCCTTTCATGACCGCAAATAAAGAAGTTAAATGTTGCTAACCATCAATGATAACTTCTTTTGGAGATTCGTAACTATGCAAACCTGTTCCAATTGTCTTTTTATTTTCTAACGTAGGACATTCTCATAACATTAAATACCCAATTGGCCCCCTCATCATTGAATCCAATAAATCTCTACCTTTTGCATCTTTCCAAACAAATAGTCTTCGATATTCTGGAAGTCCTAATTGACCAGTATCTATTTTTTCAATCAT